TATCTTTTCGGTTCGCTACTGGGTTTGGTGTCAGCCCATGTATGCGGGTGAACTTGCTTGTGAACGACTTTGTTTACCAAGCAATGACAAATAATATACTCACTATTTTCCAAGCAGACTTCAGAAGAACTTTTATCCATGTCAGAGATATGGCTAAGGCATTTACTATGGGTTTTGAACACATGGGTAATTGGCAGCATAAAGTTTACAACTGCGGAGCTAATCATCTTAACTGGACAAAAAGAGAATTGGCAGAGTATGTAAAAGAACAAACTGGATGTTTTGTTCACTATGAAGAAATTGGAACTGACGCAGACCAAAGGGATTACGCTGTCAGTTATGATAAATTAGAAGATGAAGGTTTTTCATGTGATGTAGATATGAAAACCGGAATTAAAGAACTAATAAAAGTAGCTCCAATCTTACAAATAAGGCATCAATATTCATGATAGATCTTACTGATTCAAAAGTTTTAATTACAGGTGGTCAAGGGTTTTTAGGAACAGCTTTGGTAAAAGCAGTTTCTGACGCAGGTGCTACACCAATTGTATTAAGAAGTGAAGAAGTTAATATACTTAATCTTTATGACTTAATCGGATTTCTAGATTCTAACAAACCTGACTACGTTATTCATGCTGCTGGTTACAATGGCGGTATTGAGTTCAATAGGATGTACCCTGCGGATATCCTTTATTCTAATTCTATAATGGCTTTAAACATACATCATGCATGTGAATATACAAACGTTAAAAAACTAATTAACATTATGACATCATGTGCGTATCCTGATACCGGAATGGAAGTCTTAAAAGAAGATACATTCTGGAATGGTCTTCCAAACAAGACTATTAGAGCGCATGGTATTGCAAAAAGAATATTACAAGCAGCGTCTGAAGCTTACAATGAACAATATGAGTTTAATTCAGTTTCAGTATGTGTTACTAACCTATATGGTCCACATGATACTTTTAATCTAGTTAGAACAAAAGTAGTAGGGGCATTAATAAGAAAATTTGTAGAAGCTATTGTAGACGAAAACGATCAAGTAGAGTGTTGGGGAACTGGCGCTCCTATGAGAGAATTTATGTACGTTGAAGATGCAGCAGAAGCAATTGTCTTGGCTCTACAAAATTATGAGGACAATACAACACCTTTAAATATTGGTACTGGTAAAGATATAAGCATCAAGACTTTGGTGGAATATATTGTTAGTGCTACTGACTATAAAGGTGAAGTATTCTGGAATACTGAAAAACCAGATGGACAAATGAAAAAACTTCTTGATACTACCAAGATGCAAGAAATTATTGAAATTGATAGCCTAGAAGTACAAGAGGGTATCAGAAGGACTGTTGAATGGTATATTGCAAACAGAGAGGCTGCAAATGCAAAAGACTAACCAAATAGGAGTAGTCATTGATGAGCTAACAGCTAGTCAGTTAGCATTTGATATTATAAACAATTTCAATGAAGAACTAGATAATACTAAAGACGACTACGTTGTCTTTTTTGAAAATTCAACTTCTTCAATTGTTAATCCAAAATTCTCCACTATGGCTATAAATGAGCTTTGGAGTTTTCATGGTGTTTTGATAGCAACTTCTGTTTCTAGCACCTTGTCGATGATAAAAGCTTTTAGCCCTGCTAAGAAAATATTCTATGTATGGGATTTAGAATGGACGAGAAGGCATGGAAAAAGTTTTGAAGACAATATAAAAGCATTTACCAACGAAGAAGTTCTACTTGTTGCTAGAAGTAAAAGCCACGCAAAAGCAATAGAAAACTATTGTAATAAAAAGGTAGACCATATTGTACAAAATTTTAACATAAAAAATTTCAAAAGGATTATAGAAAATGAGCAGCGCGTTCATAAACAAGCATAAAGAATACATCATTGAGCAATATGTAGATGAAGAAAAGAGTACATACGAAATAGCTCAAGAGCTTAAGACCTACCCAAATAAAATCAGAAGGGCGTTAAACACTTTAGGAGTGCCTTTAAGAGACAAGAGTGCAGCTCAGACTGTAGCTATTAACAGCGGTAGGCATGAACATCCAACTAGAGGAAAGAAAAGAACTGAGGCGGAAAAAGTGGCTATCAGTAATGGAATGGCTAGTTATTGGGATGAAATGGAAGACGGTGAACGTAAAAGACGTTCAGAACTTTCAAAGAAGCAATGGGCAGAAATGTCTGATGCGGACAAGGCAAACCTTAGAAAGCTAGCGGCTGAGGCCGTAAGAAAAGCCAGTAAAGAAGGGTCTAAAATTGAAAAATTTGTGTATGAGGGTTTGACAGCTCTAGGTTATCACGTTATCTTTCATAAGAGGGGATTAATTGCCAATGACAAGCTTGAAGTAGACCTGTTCCTTCCAGAAATGAAAACAGCTATTGAAATTGATGGGCCAGCTCATTTCTTACCAATCTGGGGTCAACAAAATTTAGAACGTCACATCAGAGCAGATGCACAAAAAGCAGGTCTTCTAATCAACAGAGGATTTGTCGTTTTACGAGTGAAAAACGTAATTCGCAATTTGTCCTCTAAAAACATGAGGGATGCGCTTGAAGCCATTGTTATTGAGTTGAAAAAAATACAGAAAAAATTCCCTGTTCCATCAAAAAGACTTATTGAAATAGAAACCTAAATATGTACAATAATAAAACCGTAAAAGAATTGAGGCAAATTTTGGAAGAGCATAACTGCGCTATTCCAAACGGAGCCAAGAAGAGTGACCTAATTGAATTAGTGGAGGCTGTTATGGCTAAAGACGAAGATTTTGTAACATCTCAAGTAGCTTCAGATGTTTTTGATGACGCTGAAATTTTTGACAGCGAAGAAACATTGGAAGAACCAGCAGTAATTAAAGAAGATTCAAGCGAAAGCAATCGTCCTTCAATGTTTAGCGATGAATGGAATGAGTATGTAATGGCTCACTTTCATTCAAACGAATTAATTGATGGCAATCCTATTTGTGCAGGACTGAGAAGAGTCGCTGAATTATTACTTGGCGACATTATTGAATCTGGCCCAGAACAGGTATTTCCAGCAACTGACGGATTAGCTCCTGACAGAGCTACCGTAGTATTTAAAGTTGTTTTTGATTGGATGAATACAGGACAAGTTAGGACATTCAAGGAAGTAGCGGATGTGTGGCATGGTAATACTGATGATTTGTTCTGCGCTCATCCTGTCGCTACTGCTAGCACAAGGGCTGAAGGGAGAGCTTTAAGAAAAGCTTTGAAAATCAGATGTCTAGCTGCTGAAGAATTAGCCAAAAAAGACATAGTGAACATAGTGCAAGAGTCAGTTAAGAAATCTCCAACTTCAGGAGACTATGAAGCTGACAGACAAATTAGCAGTCAACAAATTCAGTTCATTGATAACAAATGTAGCACTTTGGATGTTGATGCTTTTGGCTTCATTAACATGGGCGAATATACGTATAGTACTATAAGCGAAGTAACAAAAGACTGTGCTAAGAAAATGGTCAAAGCCCTTAATGCTTATCAGCAGGGAACTGAAATACCAGAAAAAATTAAAGGCTATAAAGCTAACTGGAGAGAGTAATGAAAGTAACTTATACAAGCGGCAAGATTAGCGTTGAAATTGAAGCAGACACTCAAATTGAACTGTTTCAGCAATTAGCTAACTTCCAAGAAATTTTTGCTGAAACTAAGTGTGGTAAATGCGGTAGCGAGAACATTAGATTTCAAGTGAGAAATGTAGATGACAATCTTTATTACGAAGCTAGATGTGTGGATTGCGGAGCAAAGCTAGCATTTGGCGTGATGAAGAAGGGTGGAAGATTATTTCCAAAACGCAAAGACAAAGAAGGCAATTGGCTTCCTGATGGTGGATGGGTTAAATGGAACCCAGATACTCAAAAAGAAGAGTAAAGAAAAAACCCCGTCATTGCTGGCGGGGTTTTTTAGTGCTTACAAAAAGGTAGCCTTTAGAGATATTCTAACTCTACATAAAGACCGTATTGGGTCTTACTACCTATACTGTCTGGAGAAGCCGTAATAGCAACGTACCAGTCGTGCTGAGTGTACTGTCCAGTGTTAGATGCACCATTTCCAGCGTACATACCGCTTGGGCCGGGAGACTGAGCTAGAGAAACAATGACACCGCTACCACCTACAGTGTTAGTACCAGTAGGGAGTCTAGTGCTTGGGTTAGGAGTTGTGCTATCTGTTGCACTACCAAACCATGTACTATCTCCTGATCCCTCAATTAAATAGGAATTTGAAGTATGAAGTAGTTCTGCGACTCTTGTTATGACCCCACTAGCAGGATGATCTTTGTTTACTCTGTCAAAAATTCTAAGCTTGCAGTTCTGTGTTCTAACTGCGCTATCATTAGTAAATCGTACATTTAAAGTAGCTTTTTCATTTGGTATATACAATAAGCCAGTAGCTGGTACTATACCGTTTGCAAAAGACTTAGTGTCTGTTGAATATTTGCAGTTATTAGCAGTACCACCATTTGTAGTACCATTACCATCTGTTATAAAAGTCGTAGACTGAAAAGTATTCAACTGAACTGATTGGCCAAAAGAACCTCCAAAAAACCCCAAGCCAGAGCCTGAAAGGTTATTAATGGATGTACCTCCAGCGTAAAAGTTAATTGATGCCATATCAAAATCCCCTTAGAGAGAGTTGTTTTCTATAATATTATACACCATTACTCAAAAAAGCCTTTTGTTTTCTTGGGCTTACCATAAGGGAAAAGCTTATTGAGTTTACTTTGTCGTTCCTTACATCCACAATCTTTATTCATAGCACCAAATACACTGTCTACAACCTTTTTTATACCAGTTGCTTTTGTTATCTTTGCTACAGTATCACCTAAACCTCTAGATTCTTTAGGTATTTCTGGGTCACCCATAAAGAATCCTTTGGTAGCTTTTTCTTCTTCTTCTTCTCTGCTTTTTTCTTTATTATCTTGAGTTGCCATTATCCCATCCATTTCTGCCTGCCACTTTTCCTCGCGTCGTTTAACTTGTGTATCAGTAACAGGGTATTCATTAACAAAGTTATATCTCATAACCGGGTCTTGATTAGGTCCTATTCCCTCTTCCCACATATTAAAATAGTCTAGCCTAGTTTGGCATAATGTGTGTAAATGTTTAGTCTTTATTGCTTTATGCCTTGGGCATTTTATAAATTCTTTTTTAAAGTCACATTGACATGGTGTTACATGTTTAGGCGGTTCTCTTACTTCGTCCCATTTTTTTAATAGCGTATCAGAATCCCTGATATCTGGCCTTCTACTTGGGATCTGGTTTAACCTATCGACTTCTTTTTGAAGATTACTCATCTGTTGATGGTACTCTTCTTCTTCTGTTTTAAAGAATCCTTTTGCCATTTTCGCTCCTACTATTCTGTTATGTTGACCTTGATCGGGGCATTTCCATCCATATCTAAACCAAAGTCATATTTGATACTTGTAGCCATTGGCCCTATATAGGTGTCGTAGCACTTGTCTCCACATTCATACCCTGTCATTGGACCTCTTGCATTTACACATTTTTGAGGGAAAAAGAACCAATATTCCATGTTAACAGGAGTGCTACTATTTCCTTGTGCGCAATCATCTAATGGGGGTGGATACCCTACTATAACACTAAATTGGCCTCCATGCCTACTCCACGATGGATATAATTCTGCGTATGGATCAGTGTAACTTGTTCTACTAAAATTATATGCCTCCCATTGATTTATCGGCTCACCTTTATCATTTTTTTGCGCTAAACATTCTTCTTTCGTAACCTTGTTTGCATCACTACATGCGCCACATGATTCTTCGGGTCTATCATACATTTTTCCTTCTCGGTCGTAGCAAAGCTCTACTTTTCCAGCGCCTTCTGCTTTAGGATCTCCAGCCGCTATAACACCTTTGTACATCCTTCTAGCTTCTCCAATCGCTCCAGTTCCACCTAGAGAAATTGATTCAGGAGATCTAAGCGATACAATTCTTTCGGGTGTAGTTTCTATATTTGTTTTTTCCGAAGAGGCTCTTATACCAAAAGGAGTTCCTATCCAAACTGGAGTCCCACCTAATACACGACACTCTTGTGAATGTGTTGTGTTTATTGTGCCACCTTGATCATCTACCATACAAATGAACTGATTTTGAACTGTTCCATTTGATTCTAAACATTCATCAGCACTGTCTGCATCTACTTCTTCTGGTATGAAAGCTCCAGAACAAGCTCCATGTTTTGTTGTGGTTCTAACTCCTTCTGAAGATACACAAGTTCCAACCGTAGATCTATCCTTCGTATAACATTTTCCGTAAACTTCAACAAATTGACAATTACTTGATTGCTCACATAAAGATTTTTGAAGGTTTGGAGCTACAAATTTTCCATCACCAAATTTAGGAACTCCATTGTCATGCATATCTTTTATTGATATTGAAGCGCCAGATGTTACTGTTGCGCTTTTTAGATTTACACAAGTAAATTCATCACTACTAGGATCTTTGTATAAATAACAATCTGGCGAATTGCCACAAGCAGTTTCGTTGCAACCTGAAAACGGGTAGACATCTGAGTCGTGGTCGTAAACATTTGATGAACGAAAATTACCAGAAGTATATTCTTCTGCAATTTTTAAGTATGGAGTCTCATGAACATCATAGTTCAACTCTCCATGTATTGCGAACTCATTCGATTCTAAAGGAATTGGATACCATTGCCATCCATTTGATTCGCAGTCTTCTTTTGTGTTGAATAGAGCATTTTGACAATGTCTTAATCTAACAATGTGCATATCATCTATATCATGGTATGGACATCTTGTAACTTCCCTAACAACTTCTCCGCCGCTGGCATCTTTTTCTATTATCTCTACTTCGTGGCATAGCAAACACTTTCCATCTGGGTTATCTTTAGTTGGCGGCTGACAAGCTTGGTTTGTATAAAAGGCGTTTATTCTACAGCCAATAGGACACCCTTCTTCGTACTGACCTGTTGGGAGTATTTTTGGTTCATTGTTAAATGGATCTTCAAATTCGCCTCGTGAAGTTTTGTCTAGGTTTCTTCTTCCTATTACCCATTCGCCTCCAAATACATCTTCGCACAAGTATTCGTCTAACTCAGAATCTTCAGCCACCGTTCTCCATATGCCATTTGGTACGAACTGATAATCAGCCGAATTTGATTGTGCAGCTTGACTACAAGCATCTTCGTATTTTATAGGATCATTGTTTGCGTCATAAACTTCATTTCCAGTCAATGGATCAATACATTTTCCTACCATACAATCGTTAGGATTTTGTATGTTCTTTGTAATATTTGGATTGTTATAATCATAACATTCACCAAGCGTGACACCCTTACATGTAGCTCTATACATGATTGAGCCGCTAACTAAAACCTTTTCGCCATCATTTAAATCATGATCTAGTACCGTCTCTATTACAGTGTGTGAGAAAGGATAAATCCACTTTGAATTGTTCTTTTCACATACCTTTTTGCTTGTGTAAGATCCATTTGTGCAGTAACCTCTTGATGGGTCTGGATCATTTTCGTCAGGTATGTCATAGACATTTCTATAGGATTTTATACCGGCAGGTTCTCTTGAGTCGTGTACTGGAATAGGAGTACTTGTAGTAGCTCCATCATGACCTCCGCCCATTTTAACTTCTTTGTATTCACTGTACTTATTTAAGTATTCAGCTGTTGGTATAGGCCCGACTCTTCCCGGAATCATTACATGACCAAGCTCATCTAAAGCAAGGCTTTCTACTCTTAATGGGTGTTGTTGTATTGAACTATCTGGAAGACCCCTACGCAAACTACCGCGTGTGTCTTGAACGGTATCTACAGGCCAAGGGTGTAAACCGTATGGGCTAGGAAGGGTTTTAGGTTTCTTACCATCTATTCCTGAAAGCTCCCCTGACGAATTGAGACTTCTGGAGTAGTCTCCTAAATGTCTATCGTACTTATGAGCGGCGCTTATTAGTTTTGTAACATCTGCAACCTTTATTTCCATAAATGGCTTATCGCCACGCCCTCTACTCATATCTGAGTAATTTAGATTACCGTCTGGAATTGCTTCTGTTAGTTTTGTTCCTCCAAATGGCAAGAATGGATTTCTTGATTGCCTATTTCTGACTCTTCCTTGCTTTTCATGATATACTGCTCCTCCTTCTGCCTCAGCCTTATCTGCCATTCCTATACCAACAGTAGCACCTGCCTCATAAGCGCAATAACGACCACCAAAGGTTGGTCCATAAGCACCTACTACCAGAGTGCCTGAACCATCTTCCTGAACGTCTTTTACATAATAAACATTAAATGTTTCTGCTGGTTTATCTGGATACAATTTCATACCAACTTGCTGACAGTCGTTTGCTTGTTTAACGTCACCGCCAGTAGCACACACTTCCATTCCATATAAAGCAGATGCACCACTTCTAGCTACTGCTGTTGGCTGTGTAGGTCCAGTGTAAGTGCAACAACCAGTACATGGCCATTCTGGACCTCCACCCAAAATACAAATATTACCAGCCTTATAATATTTAAATCTTCCCTCTCCTATAGTTAACTTATCTCTTTCATCGTTTACCTTTCTTCCACTCCAGCATCCATCACTGTTAGCTCCGGGATATATTGGTGGCATACCAGCTATTTCCATTGGCTCATTAATGACTGTATCATCTGCGTTCCAGTAGGAGCAATTCATTATCTCCATCCATAGTTCCATGCCACTACGTCTATAGCTATCAGTGTTGTCAAATCCACCCTGAATCATCGCGTCTCCGTCGTGTGCAGAGGCACTTCCAATAGTAGATCCACAGCCTAACAACAACCTTGTAAAGAATGCGTCATGTTCTTCTGTTGGTGGTCCAACATCGTGAAGACCAGCGCTAAGACCGAATATAGCTTGATCACAACCATTACACTTTGTATTAATAGCTGGTCTAGTCGTTCGGGCTGTTTCAATTCTTCCGGGGCCTTCACCATACCAACTATTTGCTTTGCAGGTATCTTGTAAGCAAGCATCCCACTCATCTGGATCTATTGATTTGTCTGGATTTTTTTCCCAGTCAGGATTCAGTTTCTTTAGACAGTCTCCTTTTATAGCTAAAGTAGCTCTAGCAACACTACCAGCAACATTAACACACGCCCATCCAGTTGAACAATGTTCAGGATAAGTAATCATATGGCATGACTTCATTCCCACATTGTTCATTTTGTGCCAAGTAGAAGCCCATGTTACACCATTAAATTCTAATGGCATTGACATACTTCCAAATCCGGGAACTGTTTCATCTGCGCCAAGCTGTTTACAACTATTAGCTAGATCGTAACAATCAAGTTGAAAATCAGTTGATATGTGTCTTGGTCCACAACCTTGTGGATAATAAAATTTTCCACCAGCCTCTTTACAGGTTTCTTCTGTCGAAGTTTCTGCATCTCCACAAGCTGTTGGATCAGAAGCACTTGAACAATCACATTTTCCACCAACTCCTAAACAATTATCTTTTGGGCTTGAGCTTATCCCATCTCTTAAACAGCTTCCTTCAAAACCTTCAGTACATAGCTGTCCGGGATGACAATCATGAGATACTTTCTCGGGATAACAAATACAAGGCTCGTAAGACCAATCGTATCTTCCATCTTCTTCACCCGCTGGCGCTTTTTTACACTCCCCTGTCGTCCACGAATTTCCCGTAGGATCACCATCTTCGTCAATTTCGCAAGTGTCATAATCGCTACCAGTTTCACCAGATGCTATCACACCTCCGCTTGCAGAACATGTAGCTTCATCAGTAACAAAATTACCTATTCTAGCTTGTGTATCTTCATTTCTACATATTTCTGCACAGTCAGGCACTCCATCATGTGTTACACAACATTTCCCGTCGTCTTCTGGCGCGTCAAAACCGTGCCATTGACAACAGTTATTCACATCATCGTCTACACAATTTGCTTCATCAAAAAAGTTACCACAACTAACACCCGCACAGTTATCATCACTACCAGAATAAAATTTGCAAGTTGCTGTTGTTAGCCCAAAATTATGCTCTACACCTACTTCATCTAAACCACATTCAATACCCTCATTAATCATGTAGTCTTCTATTTCACGACATGTCCAATAAGGATAGTCCATTGCGAACAGTCGCACATCTTGATCATTTGTCATGCATTCACAATTAGGACAACATGGATCATTTTTGATTGGTGCATTCTGGCTATCTCTATAAATGCATCCACAATCCCTACAGTTTGTAGTCCCCATTACATTAGGGCGTTTTCTAATAAACATGTCACAGTCTTCTGGACGTTTAAGAGGTTCAAACTCACCTATTATTTCGCCATCACTGTCAACAACTTTATCACAGTCATCTTTTCTATATCTGATTAACCTTTCTCCGGTTTCCCCATGTATACATTTTCCATAAGTTTCCCAGTTTCCTTTCCATGTTCCCTCGGCAGCTTCACATTCAACCTTACTATGGTTATCTGGTTTATCACAGAATCCAGTTTCACAATGTGGAATGTCACTAATATTACAACCATGAAAGGTATCTGAACAACAATAACCTTGATGTCCTACAAATTCTGGTCTGCATATATCTCGTCCACACCCAACACGATTCCAACTACTATCTTGTGCAGTTAAAGTAGCATTTAAAGTGTGGGGCAAGAAATGGTCACAACAAACAGGACATGTTCCTTTTTGTTCAACCTGCATATACCAATCTTGCGCTCTATGTTCATACTTGTAGCCAATGCCATCCCATCCCGGATGATACAATTCATCTATCTCTTCTTTTGTGTAATGAGAAACATATCCAGCATTTACTCCTTCATCGTCTAACATCACTGCAAAAGCACCAGTGTATGGACAGGTTTTGTAAGAAATAAAGCTGTGCGCATCTACATCAGTGTCAATTTCCATATTTGACTCAGGAGGAGCAGGACCAAATCTATGCTGCGCCCAACATCCTGAAAATGCGCCATCTCCCTCGCCGTTATTTTGAACGCAGGTATGATAGTTGCCTTCAGACCATGCAAGAATTCTATCTTTTCCGTTATGCCTTTGAGTTCCAGTACAGCTATCTTTATCTATTTGTGGTAATAAAGTTTTTTCTTCAATCCAAGTTCCTTCTTTTTCGACTTGGCAATTTGACTGGGTTTTAAATTCTTGCTGTATTTCAAAGTCAACTAGCTTTCCGGGAGTCCATACTGGATCTCCACTTTCCTCTAAACAGTCTGCTTTATGTTTGTGATCTCCTTCACTACATGTCCCACAATCCCCATAAGGTTCAACCTGAATTGTATTATCAATTATGCAAGATTTTTTCGTTGGATGTACGCATCTAGTATCATCTCGTTCACAAGAAGCAGTACCTTCATTAGGATACAACCTATAATGCTTAGCTAGTTCAAAACATTCTTCTTTAGTCATAGACATTTCATGAGTGGTTTTTTCACCAGTTTTTTTCATGACTTTGCAAAAGCCATAACGCTCACAAGACTGTCTTCCACCGCCTTCTTTTTCGGGTGTTTCAGGATCGTCATAAATACCTATGACATTTGTTATCTTGAAAGGTCCTTCAAGATCTTCATCTTCCTCATTTCTTTTTGTTTTGCAAAATTCTTGTTCTTTTAATTGCTCAGGAGTTAAACGAACTTCGCCTAATTTTTTGTCACGAACTTTCTTCTCTAAGAAGTTTCTCTTCGATACACAAATATCTGGGAAGCTTGTTATTTTTGGAAGTTCCCCATTTAATTTTTCTTCATCTGCTTCGGCAAATGGAACTATAGTACCATCTGTATATTTGAGTGTGAGTTCAGTCTTTTGTTCTTGTAGTATCGTTTGCTCAATATCACCCATTATGCAAACGCCGTCATCGCAACCAAGACGTTCTAGTTCTGGTAAATTAGCAAAAGCGTTTATTGTTCCGTCAATAGGCTTTCCGTCGCAGGCAAACAAGTCAAACGTATCTCTCGTAATATTTTTAGCCACGAACCAAGGTGCTGGATCTGGGTCTCTACCCATTATTACAGAACCATAACAAGCCAAAAATTCATCGGGACACTCATACGTTCCATCTTCTTTGTAGACACCCGGACATTTTGCCCCCGGAAACATTATGTCGTCGCATGAGTCTCCAGTACAAGGAGTGTAAATTTTGTCTTGGTACTGCATCTCTTGCCAGTCTCTGTTTGACAGCACGTTAGCTGCAAAGTTACCTATGATGCCATAGGTCATAACCTTTGTACCTTCGACCAGCCTGTGATTTCTTGAGGTTACGGTTATAGGAGATGTGTTACTAGCATCTTGGACTGATACTTCTCTTCCAGTTCCAATACAATGATTATTAACAAAGCTGATTAAACCTTCACCTTTTGGGAATAAACCTGTTTTTCCCCAATAGTCTAAAGAATCATTATGAATTGCGTGTACTCTATCTCCATCATTTTGGCCTACTTGATCAGCTGTATGACCACTTATTGTTATACCTCTTTCTCCAACAATCCTTGAATCTGTTGCTGCGGCCACAATATTTGAAGGAACAGGAAATACTGGTTCGCAATGAGCGTCAACCGTCAAAACTGCTTGAGAAAAACTTCTTCTTTCTGTCCATTCTCCTTGAGCGCATTCTTTACTGAGTGTACATGTACATTCGCCTTCATCATTAGCGGGTCTGGTTAGTGCAGATGCTGTAAATATTTCGCCTCCAGTATCTTGGCTTTCTCCTACCTCTCGACACAGGTCTTCATCGGTTGGGGGAAGAGCATTTCCTTCATCATCAATTATTTCATCTCCAAACCAAATACAAGTTTTTCCTTCTTCAAGACCTTTAGACTTGCAATTTTCGGCTTCATCGTCTTCTGACTCAGGCTGTGATGGTAATTGACTCTCTTCTACTCTATATTCAGGAACGTCACCTTCGCCTTCAACTTCGACTACACACCGACATGTTCCAGTATTAACAGTCTCGTTAAACACGGGAGGAACTCTACATTTAGAACCTTCTTTTACTAGGTCTAACGTCCATGTAATTGGACGACTACAACCTCTTTCATCCTCGCAACATATTTGTACTTCTCCACCACCTCTTTTACAATCGTCTTCAGTAAATTCATCGCTTAGAGTCTTGTAAGAAAACGTAGAACTATCTTCATTTTCTGTTTTGCATCTACTGGGTATTGGAGATTTTCCGGCCTCTCCGCCACAGTCGCACGCTTCTAGATTAGCTTCTGATTTTTGCCAAGCATCCCAACCTAGACTAATCCCACAAGCATGGCTAGTGAGACTACCTTCCAATCCATCTATTGCATCTCTAACTCCCTGACTTACTGATTCACATACGGCTGGAGTAGCGTTTTTATAGAGGAAGTCATGGGTGAACCAATAGTCCAACCCCATATTTATAAACCACTTTCCTCCACCACCTGCTTTTTGCGCGGCGCATTTTTGCCAATACCTGTGGTCGTTTACTGCTTGTTCTACTCCTTTAGCATAATTTTGTGTTTTTTCAGTGGCTTTAAATGGTTGAGGTCTATAGTTAAAAGCTTTTAGTTTTAGATGTCCTAGTGGATTATGATTTCGTGGTATTGGTTTTCCACTTTCTTGATACGTGTATCTTTCACAAATAGCATCTTCACTACTTTCAAGAAATTGAGGGTTAGGCCAAGCACACCAATGTTTTCCATCTTCTGGGTCTTCAGGGTTTCCGGGGAAAAAGCCAGCAGGATTACCAAAGTAATGGGACATATTACTGTTCCATCTTTGTTGTACTTCACTCCAGCCACTATTAAGAGTGTTTTTGTCGCTAAGTGTGAGATTAAAATCAGAACAGTTCAAGAACTGATCCATAGGGAAGTAAAGCATTAATTCTTCCCCACACCCCATTTGATTTTTGCCATAAACACTAGTGTTTCTTTCGCCTTGATCGTTAAAGCAATCAGCCCAAAAACCACACTCTCGTAATGTCACAGTCCAATAAGACTCAGTATCGGCATGTATCGTTATTCTTTCTTCTTGGTTCTGTATAGCAACACAACCAGCCTCAGCATGTATAGGAGCATCAGTACCAGAAATGCCATCTGGAGTAAGAACTAACTCCCTGTAAGGTGTAAAGCAAACGTTGTTTTTTCTAGTATTAGCAAAGCCACCAGAAACTTGAGGTGTATGACTTGGATGACTTTCAGATGTCATCATGCCACCGCAACAACTTTCAGGGTCTCTTTCCCAGTCTACCCATTGGTGAGCTAGAAAATGATTCTTTGGTTCTTCTTCTCTACACTCTTTTTCGTTATCAATACCCTCTATAATTTCTCCGGTGTTTTTAGCTTTACAAACACCTCTCAATTGACATCCGGCTTCACTATCAAGCCAGACAGAAGAAACGCCACTTTCGTCAAATTTAGACTGGCAATGATTTATTATTTCATTTAGAGTTATCCATCTGTCGCCACCCGATTCACATGATTTTTTGTCAGTACCGACACCTGCCTCAGTTGGCTCGAATTGCGTATCTTTTTTTACACAATGCGCAAAAGCGTATGTATATTGCATAGAGCCAGTGCAATAGTTGTAGCCAGAAACTTCGATGTCTTTTCCGGTTTGGATGTTTCTACATTTAGGCTTTTTAGCAGCCGGAATTTGCCCGTCATGAAAACACTTACTTATATGTGTTATTTGACGTTTATGAGCTGGTTCATCAAAGACGGGAGTACCACGACCACAACGCCCACTGCTTGCAGTTATAACATGACCATCTTCGTTATAACAAACATAATGAGCATCTTCTATTAAAGAACTTCCAGTGTATAGGTCGTTTTTGTGTAGACTATCTTCTTCTTCTGTTACGGTTATAGTTCCATCTTCATTTATCACATGGTCTACATCGGTCTTAGAATCGGAATTAAGTGCTTGGCCCCATTCATCCGGGGTTAGAGAAAGTTCTTCAAATGATCTTGGCCATGTGCCTTCTCCTGAAAGAGCTTTCTCATAATCTGGTCTACCTGTATACTCACCTTCCCATTCTGATGTTCCATTCCCGTCTTCACTAGCGCTAACTTCTCCCAAATACTTGTTCTGACCACGCCAACATTGCGATTCTTTTCCGTTTGGTAAAGTTGTAACCTTGCAGGGGTCACAGTTTCTTGGAGTTCTTAAACTAAATGGCGCAGTAGATTCATCAAATTCTTTTTGATTACCAAACTCATCAAAATTATCAACATCACCAGTAACTTTAGTGTCATCACTAGTGCAGCATTTTCTACCTCTATAGAGACCGTTAGTGTATTTTAAGTGCCATACATCCCCACCTGAAACTCCAGCTCTTGCTTCTACTCTTCCAGTCTCACCTTTCACTAACGTAATGACTATTTCCGGTGGTAATGAACATGTTGCACCAGTAATACTATTACAGCTAAGATCTACACACCCGCACCCTTCTTTACAGAATCTTCCCGCACCTCGATGTTCGTGAGCCTCTGTATAGCTATACTCATCAGAAACATCAGGACCCCAAGCTAACTTGCCAGAAGCTCTGTTTCTTTTTTTCGGATTAGTCGGATCATACGATGTATCCCAAGGATCTCCTACGCCCATTTTCCTACCTTATAATGCTGCTGTTCTTGGATAATCATCATCTGGTCCGCAATCTTCTGCGGTAGCAAAACCCTGAGCAAAGAATTTTCTAGTGCAAGCTGTCATAGACCCTCTTTCACATCCAGCATTAGATATAATTTCCATACCGTAAAATTCACCTTGTAAAATTATGTGAACAGGTATAGTCTCTTTTACAGTGATAGGTTTTCCTACTTTTTGTCCGCAAGTTGCAGCGTCCGTTCTTGTATATTCATAAGTTATCTTCTTACCAGTATCATAACTAAAAAATGAATCTCCGACCATTAAACCTTGTCCAAGTGGGTTTTCTAGGAAGACTTTTTGATAGAGCATACTTCTTGCTCGTTCTGTCATTGTTCCATCTGCTATTTTTTCTCCAATACCTTCTGGATTTCCAAAATAGCTATCACCCCATCCATGACAAGGGTTTCCAGCTCTTCTATTGCCGGGATATCCTCCAGAACTTTTTCTAAACTTGTCTGTGCAGTTTGAAGGAGCATTTTTTGATCCTACTTGATGATGAACAGATCTTAATAAAATTCCATGATAAAATGGTTGACATCCATCTTTAAAGTCGGAACAGGCTGTTATACTCCCATATGTTCTACATCTACCACACCAAGCATGATCCTCTGGGTCAAATATTTCTATATCTGGATAATACATACTTTTAGGGAAGTATGATGTGTACTTACATTCTTGTGTAGGACATGGATTTCTATATAGTCTTCCGGGACTACTAAGACCTCCAACACCAAAATGAAAAGAGTTTGCACCATCCATGCCCGTTTCAGGAAGTATACATCGAGTAGCTTTTGTGAGATATATTTGATTGAATTGACCACCAACCCAAACTTTTCTATCTCTATCCCATCTTAAGTCGATTGGGCCAGCTTTCCATTGGTCTTGCCTAGACATATAATATGGCAAAAAGTGTTTATGGTCTTGCGGTGGACTTGAAGACGTTGATTTGAATTTTTCGCTAGCATGAACACCTACAGGCATACCATAGGTATGAGATTCGGGGTCGGCATCTTTACGCTCAGCTTCAAACCTTGCATTTGGAACAGGCATACCATCAGTATCATAGCCCCAACCAGCCATGACCATTGGCCCTCTTAAACCCATAGGTCTAGCAACATTTTCAAATGTTCCCTCGGCACTTCCCTGTTGCGGAGCATCTCCAGCGTAACCACCCGCAGATATACTAGGATTCCCAATGGTTTTGTTTTTTACAACTGCTGAAATACTATGACCAGAAGCATATGGATTTAAACTAGCCGATGTTACATAAGAAAAATTGCCAGCCAAAGACCCAAAAGCATTACCACCGTTATGCCACCAATTATCAATGCTATCTTTTACTACACCTTTTGGATCTAACGTTGAAAATGGACGTTCAAAGGTTGGAAAGTATTCATGAGTTCCAACTTCAACGTTTGCGTCTTTGTCACTACCTTCTTCACTTACAATTTTAAAAGTAGTTGAAAATGGAACAAACAAACCATCTAGACTAACACCAGCACTTCTTTGCCAAGCTGGGTTACTAGGAAAACTCTTCATAAGATTAGAAGTTGGGGTGGTAGCAATAGCAGCTTTACCAGTGCCAATTCTTTTTAATTGTCCCTGTTTACCTTCTACTGGATGATCAGTACCATAGCTAACGGGCATACCTTTAGCGTTTCTCATATTTGTTTCTTCGGTGTAATAAGCACCGACTAAAAACATATGACTAATATCGCTCTCGGCATTTTTGCCAGCGTCAACATTTCTTGGATTATTGGTATTTGCCATTAGTTTTTCCCAGTTTCTGATAATAAGTCTCTGCGAATTCTCACAATAAAGTCCTCAAAAGCCTTCTCATTTGCAAACATTTTTGCTTCCATGTTTTTAATTCTTTCTTCATTTCTTTGCGAAAGATCTCCAAACTTTCTAGCAGTAGTAAGATTATACGTAGTGGTAACACCTCCAGATCCTATTTGCACATTGACATCTGTTACATATGGACCTTGTACCTGCTTAAAGGCAGGATTGCCATTAGCGTCTGTTCCGTCAGCAATCGTAAGCATTATCTGAGTGCCAGCAAAATAAGTTGGTAAACCAGCTAAACTAACTGTTCCAGTTTCAAGTGTGTTTTGTTGCTGTATTAAAGCTCTTTTAGCCTGAGCAAGTGCAAAACGGTTCAATTCTCTTTCACTACCAAACGTAGCAGGATGTAGAGAAGTATCTTGCTTATACTCTGTTTTGCCAAATCCAGTTCCTATAGCCCAAGGACCCCAAGTGTATCTTGTACTTTGTTGAGGAACTCCAGCATAAAAAGGTTTATAAGCAGCATCTGCAATCTGGCTCTTAGATCCATCAGGAGCTATCATTGGATGGGTTAAAGTGTCATTACCAAACGCTGCCAAGTTTTGCCACGCAGCTATTTCTGGACTAACACCACTAGATCTAGCCCAAGCTCTTTGCAAACAATTTGAATTTTTATGATGTATTAATGGTATACAAATTTCACCCTCACCCATATCATCAACAGCTTTTGCATAATCTACATGACCATATCTAACAGCATTCGGGATGGTAATCAAAGCATAAGGTTTATAAAATGCGAACTCAGTTAATTCGTCTGCTCGCCACTTCTCGTCTTGAGGAATATACTTATGAAGAGTATCTCTAGTAAGTAACTTCCTACTTTCTTTAATAAACTCAGGAGCTTGCCTTGGCTGTCTGTGTTTGGGGCTTCTAATAGGATATGTTTTAGCATGTAAAAGTTCCCACATTGGTCTAGTTTTCAACCAATAAGTTTTAGGGTCAACATCAGCTCTAACAAAAACTTTACCTGTATACCCTTTGTGAATATTATTGTGATGTTTATTTTTTTCTAGTTCCTCACGGGTAAACATCCTTTCGTCTGGGTTAGACATTCTCTCTGGATCAATGTCGCCAAAATTTAAATCTACCTTGTCTCCTTGCAGTCTTCTTGTTTCTTTATGAGGAAAAGCTACAAAAGATGCTAAGTTGCCACCCTCCCAGAAGTTTACATCTTGTGGGTAAGTAGTATTCATCCATGTCTGTTTTTCCCAATCTGGGTCATAACCTTCTCCCGGCCATCCAGCACCAACGATATCCCATTTTTGTTCTGTTTGTAATGGGTCTATCCAAATTCCTTTGATTTTTTCACATTCTGCTCTATCTGGAACCCAAGCAACAACTTCTTCACTACCAGCCCCCTTCTTGCAAGTACCTACTCCGAATTTTCTAAACCACTCACTCAACAATCCATGAGCGCCCCAATCAAAACCACCAACTTCTGAGAATACACCATTCCGTTGTCCACATTCAGTCTCATCTGTCACGGGTACGAATGGCACTATATAATCACCGTCATCGTCTAGTTGATGAATTATGTTTCCCATATCATCTAAGCAAGTGCTTTTTGTTTCTTCACATTCTGCCTGTGTTTCAATCCAAGGATTGGCACATCCAACTACTGTAGGTGGATTAAAAGGAAGTGGCATTAAATACTTTCTGCCGTAGAAATTATTTGCTAAGTCTTGAACTTTCTTGAATGCATCTTGCATTGTCACGCCAGATGCTTCGTATTCGTTCCATTTTATTTTCTTTCTTCCGCAAACTAAGCCTGCTTCTGTTTGACCTTCTCTTTCGTCTGTACCCCTTGAAAGACCATCTTCAATTGGGTTCATTGGCTTGTCATTACCCATAGCTGCTAGGTTTTGCCACCCTGCTGCTTGCTCAGGAGTAATTCCGTTCATTGCAATGTTGGCTTCTGTAGGGCAGTAGTTGCACCATTTTCCACCTTGAGCTTGGCAATAATAACATGGCAAGAAAGGCTGGAAAACTCTCAAATAGTTGAAGTAGTTGTCAAAACCTATAGAAGCATGTCTCAATTCTGTGACCGTCGCCATATAGTAACCACTAGCGTTGTCTATATTTATACTAGATGGACCTCCTTTAAAACCAACAAACTGAGTACTACTCAAATCTACAGGAATAGTAGCAGTGTTTGGTATTTTAGGGAATCCTTTTAAGTCTCTTGAGCCTGCTGTTTTCTTTTGATCCCATGTCTCTCCCAGTCCAACACAGTCTTGTCTGTTAGTCCATTGTGGATCTGTACATGAACCTTCTAGTGCTACAACTGGATTGATATATCCCGGACCGGGGTTATTTTTCTTTGGATCTACTGCATCGGGAGTATTTGGTTCTGCTCTTGTGCATAACGGATCCCAAACTTTTGTTATCCATTCAAAGTTACCATATAATTGCGGATTCTCGCTTCTTTCTCTTTTTACACCTTTAGTAACTGAACTACCATCATCATTTACTATAGTTTCATCTACTAATGTTTGTTCACATTCTGCTCTAGTATTAAAAGTTTGATCTACATCTTCTCTTGTATACCTATGAGATCCAGTATGACCTAAAGCGTGATCGTTGGTATCATTGTCTTTACACCAACCTCCGTTAGGCTGTCGGAAGTTTCTCCAAGTACAATCTTCAGCGTATGGACCATTGTCATTCCCTTCAAAACTATTTCCTTGTGTTCCATTTAATCTAGCTGTTGACTGACTAGGGCTTGGATGTCCTGTGGTAGAATCTATATACATCACAGCGCCTACCCAAGCAGGAACTCTTTCTCCTGAACTACCACCGTCTATGTAACCAGTGTAATCTTTTTCTTCCAAAGCGGAGCATAGGCTTGGCTTATTAATTAACTTTCTACCCTCAGCACCTAAATCTGCTGGTTCATCGTTCTCATCTACAGCAAGCACAGGAGCCGTCTCTAATAAATCTCCAACAGTCGCCCCTTTAACGTCTATATTTGTTCTTTGTTGCCTATCTGCTGGAGTCAAAGCTTCTAGATTTTCAACTTGAAAACAAGCTTGCGTACAAGACCACTCGTCACGACCCCAATCTGAACCGGGCAAATATAAACCAGCTCCTAACGGAGGCGCACCGGGTATGCTTCCAGTAATAGAGTCTCCAGCCGAAGTAACACAATTAGCCCAAGGAATACAATCATATTTAAATATTCCAGCACATCCTATTGGGTGACCATTTCTAGCTGTAGTACATTCATTTTCTGGATCTTCACCTCCATTGTCTTTAAACTCCTGCTCTGGATCACACTGACAAATTTCAGGCATGTTATCGCAAGCTGTTTTTGGTTGCATACCACCATCCCAAGTAGATGCTTTTTCATTAGGCCCATTGCAACCCGGATCTTTTACGTTGCTGTACCATGTACCACCATTGTTTACACAATCACCTTGATTATTGTATTGACCTTTATCACAATAACTTCTTGTATTATTGTATCCAGCTTCACACGATTCTTTAGTATTGCAAAGCTCGCCATTTTCTATGCCTTCTTTAGTAGCATAAGACCCATCGCTATAAGTACATTTTGGTTTACTTACGCATTTACCTAAACCGGGATTGAAAAACGCTATACCTCCAAAAAGACCATCGTAAGGATGAAAGTCTCTATAAGGGTCATCATCATGGAACATACCCATGATAGGTTCCCCTTTTGTTTGTATATCAATTTGTTGTCCAAATTCAGACTTTTGTACAAATCTTTTTGAAGTAAATCCCCAAGCTGGAAACAAATCTATATAACCATCCATAGGATGTTGAGGCCATTCAAGTTCATTGCCCTCGTTATCGTATAGGCTTGGGTTTTTGTCTGGTACTCCTTCATAGTCGCCGCTATTTTCTGTGAACCATTTGTCAACATCTTTATTGTTAGGTATGTTGAACATAAATGGATCAACTTTATTTACTATAACGCCGTTGTTGTTGTTATCCGCTCCCATTTTCAAACGACCAATAGGAACTGGCCTAGCATCAAAATAATCATTGTCTACTAAATCAGCTATTTCATCTTTTAGAATAGGTCTGCCATCAACTGCGTCAAAGAAGTTTGGAATAGTTCCTTTTTTCCCACCCCAATCAGCATTGTAGTCCTTGAAATGTGAAAAATCGCCATCTGCGTCTCTCTTGCTAGGATGTCGCCATACGCCCCACATATGACCGTCATAAAGAGTGGTTGCATAGCCTTGAAGTGCAGCGCCATCTAATTCTAAAAAAGGACCTGAATCTATAAGAACATCATCGCGTTCTGGATCAACATCACCATCGAAATACTTTTCAGTATCTTTATTGAAGAAGAAGTCTTCTCTACGTCTACTACCTAGTATCTTACCCTTCCCTCTCCAATTGTCAGAAGGTTTAGATCTTTGACCTCCGGTCATTGAAACTCCAATAACTCTGGTCAATGGAGCGCCTATGGTAAACATTCCAGTTGTAGGATCTGTATGTTCATAACCAACATCAGCACTAATTATTTTATCAGCCCAAGGACCTATCTTTAGAAAGAGAGACTGATCTAATACTGTTTTTATAATACCCGGTTGTATGTCTGCATTTTTTGGTATTGGTATAACTCTTATGATTCCAGCTTTATGTTTGTGCATATCAAACAATTTTTGTTCTGCTGGATTACCAGTTCCATTTCTAGGAACGTACAAGTCTACAAAAAAGTCAGCGCCAGCGGCTGTACAAATTTCTTGTATCAATTGCAATAAATTTTTTGTACCTTTTATTCTAAAATCATCACCAACAGTACCCATCCCAATACTATCACCATAGTCAACGTCTTTTGGTGTTGGGTTGTAAATGTTGTTTAAGTTGTACAACGGGCTAAGGTCTATGGCGTACTTATGGACTCCTGCGTTATTGGGAAATCCAGTTGGAGAATTTTCGTAAGAAGTACTTGAGCCAAAAGTAGTAGGTCTAGAATTTAAACCATAGTAAAGAGGGCCACCATAAGGCTCTTCATCTTTTATATACTCTTTCATAGTTCCAGAAAGAATCATATCTAATGCTGGCAATATGCCTTTATTATGTTTATAACCCCAAGCATTAATATAATCAGCCGTTGCAGCGAACCAAGGTATCCCATGCTCATTCGTGTCAGACTGACCAAAACCTCCAGCTTCCTCATAATATCCAAATACATTTACTACGTTATAATAACCGTTATAACCCTCTTCAAATTTTCTTTGAAACTTTGCATCTTGTCCAAGAGCTTCAAGCGTTTCTTTAGGAGTTATCGCTTTTTCGTTTGGATGATAATGTTGATCCATATACCAAGCATCAGCTGGTGCTGTATGACCCTGAAAAGAATCTAATATTACAGTAGTATTCTCTAGTATTACTCTTGGGTCTTCTACAACTACGCTATAAGTTTGACCATTTCCACTCCAATCTCTTTTATAGCTTTTTAATATTCCATTAAACTCAAACGTTAGAGGACTTGTAGAAGCATCGCCAGTATTAGAATTTGCACAAGTTCTATTTGATACACAAGCGGAGGAAAGTCTAGCACCATCATAATACCTGAAATAAACTGGCTCTCCGGGTGTTGTCGCCCAGAATAAGTCTCCGGCTGGTAAATTTAGATTGTTTCCATTTCTATAAACATGAGTACCAACGCTTGATCTATCACCAGCAACAAAAGGGTCCAAGCCTAATTGCCTACCATTGTCTCTAACAAGACCTACAGGAAAAGCAGTAGGATCCCAATGATGATAACCTTCTGTAATTGCATCTCTTACAGTATTAGCAGTCATCTTACTGTCTAAATTCCATTCGTCCTCTACGAGACTAACATTGAGGGTGGAAGAATTTCCATTAAAACCTAAATTTAATGCAAATTGACTTATAGAAGCCCCAAGAAAAGTCTGTTGAAAAATAACAAAACCATCATCTCCCGTATCTCCTGAATAGTAAGGGAGGATGGATTCGTTTATATTTCTTTCTCGTAATGGATAAGTATAGACAGTTGACATTACATCTCATCTCCCGGCCAAGGCGAAGCCGATGCATCTGCATTTGCCCCGTTCAAGTAAGTTGTTGAAGGTTGGGTGTATGGATCATCCATTTCGTATGTCCAAGTAATACTATAACTCCATGCTCCAGTTGTAGGATCCCAACTTTCACTAGGCGCATCATGGTACGATTTTCTAACACCATGCTCTCTATAATGAGCAGTATAATTTTTGTTTGCTGAATCGTACAAAGTTCTATAAGCAAAAGGATCAAAAGAACTTACTATTCGAGCTATTCCATTGTGTTGAGATAATTTATAAGTTGCATTTGGTTCAACAGCAGTAGTACCCCAATAGCTATTTCTTTGAGTGCTTGGTCTAGCACTAGACATAGCTTCAGTTGCTCTTGGTCTCAATGCGTCATAATTGGCTCCAGCAGTAGCTGTGCCATGAATAGAAGCTCTAGTGTTTACATAGTTAGGATTCTTTATCCATATTAAAGATTGACCTTCTGGTCCTTTAGCAGCAGTACACGCATCTGAGTTTGAATATGGATGTACAGTATAGTACAAACTATCAATACACAAATATTTTCTTCTAACATCAACATTACAACTTAAGCTTAAACTTCTTGTTGCTGCCGTTTGAGTTCCAAGACTTTGTAGAACCGGACCTAATGGTCTACCTATTACTTGATGTTGAGCAACTACCATTCCCGGATAGTTAGTAGAAACTGATATAGTTTCATTACTACAAAACGGTATGTTTCCAATTGGTTTAGTACTGAAAGTAAAATTATACGTTATTGTTCCAGTTCCGGGCTGCTGAGTTATACTCTTATTTACTGGAAGAGGATTAACAATAAGACCTTTGTCGGTCCATGCATCTCCATCCTCTACGCCTGCATATCCAATTTGTTCATAACCAAACAAATCATCAATCATCTTCTGGGCAGTGTTATAGAGATTAGGCTGCACTTTAGTGTTGTAATGCAGCTTTGCGTTTTCATGCTTAGAATAAACCATAACCCCGTGATGCGGCTCTGGAAGTTCTACGGCCTTTTCTGTACCCTTACCAGTTATATCAACGTTAGTCTCTCTTGAGTCTTGCGTTGTATCTGTGAGCATTGACTTTTCTTTATCGTCGGTCGTGTTATTGTCAGCCGCACTGTTATCTACAGCGTTGTTTAAAAGACCTTCTATTGTTCCATTGATGCTCACTTCAATGATTCCGCCTGCTTGGTCAGACTCGGAAATGCTAACATCAAAACTTTCTAGCGCCAAAAAATCTTCTGGAGCAAGAGTCCAAGTTTCTGTTACACTAAAAGATCCTCCTCTTTTGTCTACATTTTGTGTTCTTTTATAATTGTATGCTTTGTATATATGACTTCCATCTGACTTTTTAGGTAGATTCATTCCAAATGTGTCATAATTGTCATAATCAACTTCAGTAGTTTTTGTGCTATTTTCTTTTAAAGTAGTGCTAGCAGCATTGTCAACAAAAGCTCCATTATCACCAGCTAAAAACCTTTCTCCGTATTTGATTACATCGTATACAAAACCTCTTGCCTGCTGCCAAGCTCTTCCATTTGGTGCATACATAGAACTGAATCCATCTTTTATACTTTTTGTGCTAGATGTTCCAGTTGTTACATTTTCTCCATTTTGATTTTCTATAGATCCACTCTCAATATAGTTACCATCGTCCATTATTTTATGTCCGGGTATTCCAGCTGCATTATTCGCTGTTCTATCAAATTTAGATTTACCAGTTGAAGAAATAGTATGTGTCAAAGTATACACTTTATGATGACCTACAGCTTCTCCATTATGCATGTCTCTTGACATGTCTTCATATGCATTATCATTTCTGTTAAAAGCATTTCTTTCATAACCACTAGTACCATCTGCTCTTTCTACAACATGTTTTCCATCAATCTCTGCTATATCCCAAGTTTCGCTTGCTGAAGATACTAGCCATCTACCTAAATTTTCCCAGTCTTCTTGGTCTATCTGCCCATTTGGGCCTACAAGATAATCAGCTTTAAGATTAATAGTATATTGAGATTTAACAGGGTCTCCGGGATTGTGTGCTGGTATGTCTATAGACTCAAATTTTACAAAAGCTCTAAACCCGTCAACGTCAGGATCCATAGATTCTTCTGGAGGACTTACTTCTAACAAAGCACCTTCATTAAGTTTACTGAACATATTCAATAAAGCTTTTTGCTTTACTTGCAATGCTCTGTAATATTCTTCTCCCAAATTTGCAGCACCGCAATGACCGTGTATATAGTCTTTGTAGTTACAAGGCGCTGCACGGCTAACAAGGGTGGTCATAATTTGGTCGTCAATAAACCCAGTTCTTTTACCGGCCAATACGTCCGCTTTAATACCTAGAGTGTCAATTCCTAGGTGATTTAAAGGAGACCCTCTATCAGCTAATAAAGTACCTGTTAGTGTTATGCTGTACGTAGCACCTATAATTTCACCATCACCCTGTTTGTCAAAGTTTTTTGTTATATTGACAAAAGGTGCAGGAATTAAATAGTTTTTTCGGTCTGTTCTAGTATCTGTTATAGTAACTGGCATTAAAATATACCTTTTGTAGTTAGTGTTGTGTTGGAAGTACCAGAACCAATAGTGTTTGGTATACTCAAATTTAATAAACCGCTTCCAAGTCCTAGACCACTGACAAACAATGGAGGAACGCCACTCATTACAATACCGGCATTAGCCTTCAATGATGACGTAGAAAATATATTTTTATCTTTCAAAAATAGATTCATATTTGTATTTGTAGATGCAGCATTAGGAGCTAACACATACAAAGTGGAAAATCTATTAATTCCAGAAGCTGTTTGTATCCATAAAGGTATATCAGCTACTGGTTGCCTACCTTCAATAAACAGTAAGCGTTTATCGAATATAGGAGGAGCTATAGTTTTTGGCATAGTCAAAAACATTTCAGCTGCATGTATCCCAGTTCCAGCAGAAGAAAGAAGGAACAAAGGCATATTTTTCTGATTGTATGGATATACAAATTCAGAGCCGGTAATGTCAAAATTCAATGTACCGGGAACTGCTTTTCTAAATTCTTTTTGCTTCAAGAATAAATTAAGGTTTCCAGAAGCTGGTCCAAACTTAGTAAACAAACCAAGAGTGGTGTTCATTGTAACACCAGCATTAGCTGCTAAAGAACCGGTAGCAGTGTTACCAAGGCTTGTTTGAGGATCATGATTCAATACTAAGTTTAAGCTTTGTGCAGCAGTATCAGCGTCAACAAATAAAGCTAAGTTTCCACTTGCGGCAGTGGGAGTTCCACCTTCAGTGAAAAATGTTAAGCTTTTATCGCCAGTGTCATATGATGCATAATAGCCATCTTCATCCAAAACTCCATGCCCATAGATTGTAGGACCTATAGACAATCCATCCTTACTATTATACTTAGAAAGTATGTCAAAGCCGTCATACATTAATTTACTGGAGAAAATTCTAAACTCAGCATTGTACAAACTATCTAAGGCAGGATACGAAACGATAATTTTTAGCTTGTGTCTATCCAATGACAAGTTATAAGACTCTTTACCAGTCTTAGTATACAAGTTCTGACTTAAAGGTTTATTAAAAGATAATAGCCTTTTTTGACCAGACGGGATATTTATCCCAGATGCTGCCCAAGCTAAGTTAACATTCGGCGTTTTCTGATTTTCTACCACAACAGACACATCAGCTCCGCTTGGATGCGTGGTGTTGTGTTCCACCCACATGTCAACAGAAAGAGATTCTAACTGATGAAATCTAGGGTCTATTTGAGTTAAATCAAATGTAAGAACTGATGATACCGCATTGTTAGTACCACCCCAAGATTTTAAATCGTAAGCTCCTCCTTTTGCGTTATAAGGATTTCCAGATTCAATATGTAACTCTGCATAAGTTTCATTGAAAGCGTCTATACCAGAGTCACCAAATGCAGTACCTTCTAACGCACCTCCTGTTGGAGTAACATCAGCGTTGAATATTAAATCTGATATTGAGAATGTGCTATCATAAAAAGACTGCACTTCAGTAGAACCAAGAGATCTTGAAGATATTCCAATCTCATCTATCCACCCAGTAAAACCTTTTTGAGTCATAGCAAACTCTCGTTTGCCCAAAATCATATTAGTGTTAGCTGATTTATTTGTGATTCTAGTGAATGTTTCTGATTCGCCTTCTAGCTTTCCATTAACATAGAGCTTTAATCTTGAATCTCCAGAAGCGTATACACCCATCAAGTGTACTGGATACTTGTATTGTTCGTATGTTTCTCTTGACTTAGCAAATTGGGCTATATTGTCTCGGCCTAACTCGGTTGATGAACTGTCAGATCTGATGTAAAATTTGCCATCAAAGTCACAACCCAAAACAAATAAGGCTGGATTTTCTTTATGTTGAGATACTAAGACGGTGTTAGACATGTCTCCACTAGGCACAAACTTAGCAAATGCTGTGTATCCTGAAGTCTGCCCAATATCAACACCACTGCCAACATTGATGAACGATCTCTCACTAAGATAAAGAGATCTTTGAGTAATAGCTTCATCCCCAAGGTAGTCTTTTGTTTCTCCGGCTTTGAACCATCTAGCGTAACCGACATCATCTCCTACACCTTGTCCGGTTTGGGTTGCTGTTGAGCCAGTACAATCAGTGTTAGTTATTTCTCCATACATTGACCCATTGTAAGATGGTGGATTACCACAACCACAACCATCGGGACATACGCTTCCATAAGATATCCAACCACCACTATATAAATCCCAAAACCAAGTACAGCCACCCTGACCACTGCCTTCAGAACAGGTTCCACTGCCTGAAGAGTCACCTGTTTCTACTATCACTTGAGGTGCAGAACCATATATTCCACTACCTTCTAAAGCCATATAAGCTTGATCAAATTTTTGAACTGTTTGTTTGTTTTGGTTTCCTCTCCAATATGCATACTCTCTATTTGTACCACTTGGTGCAACAAACCTTTGAGGCGCTCTTTCAACCTCCCCAAACATTACAAGTCCAATGTCATTAGTTTCACCGGGTCTATGCAATGTACCTACAGTACCAACGGAAACAGGAAGATTTCCGCTAGCATGTACATTGCTGAGCATTCTTGCTCTTGCGTTTATTAATGATGAACCTATATAAGTAGCCATCTTGTCTTAGCTTGCCTCTCCATTACCAGTCCAATTTTCCTTCTGTTTAGGTCTTGCGTTATTGCCGCCTTTATTCATTTCACTAATAAAGTTATTTATTGCATCAGTAGCTTTCTTAGAAGCTAATGATCCAAATGCTTTTTCAGCATTCGCTAATGCTTCAGCACCATTCATATTAACGTTTACATCTATAGTACCACCAACTTCAACTTGAAGCGCATTTTCAAATATAGAACCAAGTCTTTCTACTTGCTCTTGTAATGGTTCAACACCTAGAGCTGACAATAACCCTTCTGAACCCGGCGCTTCTAATTTTGAGGAAAGTTGTTTTTGTTGATCAGGCGTTAGATCACTCGCACCAGCTTGAGCTAAGGCATCTCCCGCTCCATTCTTTAATTGTTTTGCTAGTTCTTCTTGTTTCTTAACAGCTTCTGCTTCTGCTGCTTGTCTTTCCTGTTCTCTTCTTAGTGTATTAGAAGCAGTGGATATTCCAGTGTTTAGTCCATATTTCGACAAGCTATCTACTTGTGATTGCGCAGTTGACATTGATGCTGACTTTGCCGCCTCTTGAGCTAATTGCTCTGGAGTCTTTGTCTGTTCTGCGATTGCTTGTTCTTGGGCTGCTTGTTCAGCCTCAGCTCTTTTTTGCTCTGCGCTCATAGCAGAATTTTCAATCGCTTCTACTATCGCCAAGCTACCGTCAGTAATAGCTAGAATCAAAGGTTCAAACTTTGCAGCCTCGTCTGCTGCTGCTTGTTCTTGTGCAGCTACTTCTGCTGCCATTTTTTCTTCAGCTAACAAAGATGCTTGTTCTGCTTTTAGACCCTTTAATTGTTCTGCACCTTTACCCATCTCTCTTTCAACAAAATCTTTGCTCATGCCAGTTTTGCTTTGGAAGTCACTATTCGGACCTATCATGCCAAACCCCGTCATCGGATTATAGCTATTCAGAGTTTCAAGCATATTCGTGCTTGTTCCCTCTTTGTGAATGGATTTAAATCTACTTTGTTGTTCTGTAGTACCTTTTATCTGTTCTTTGAGTTCGGCTAATCTTTCGCGTCTACTTGATGACTGAGCAGCTACCATAGCCTTCTTCATGCTTGTTGGGTCTACTTGGGAAATTAACTCGCTACCCTTTGAAAGTGCATTAGATAAACCTTTACCCATATTACTGATAAACGAAGATGCTCCTCCTCCGCTTGCAGCACTAGGAGCAATGCTCTGCTGTTTAGTCATTTCTTGAGCTATAACTTTTGCTTCTGCTTCGGGTCCAGTTTGACTTAATGAAGGCCCTACCCACTCTCCATCTGGCATGTCTGATAATGACATAGGAGTTGGCAGATCCTGTTTCATTCCTACTATTGGACTTGCATTAAATGTTGTAGCAGCTATTGGTGCTGCACTTCCACCAACAGAAGCTACTGGAACTCCTGTATCACCTTTGATTTGATCTGTTACTTTTTTGTTTTCTTCTTGTCTCTTTTGTTCAATCTTTGCTTCAGCTTCGGCTTGTTCAACTTTTTTGGCTCCTGTCTTTTTATCAAGGTCAGCCATTTCATTGACTGTAGTAGCAAGCTTCTCAATAGATTTATCTAATTCTTCGTTTGCTTTGCCTATGTCAAATTGTATGCCTGCTTCGATGCCAGCTTCTGCTTGCAGTTTGTCTATTTGGGACTGCGCACCTGAACCTAAGTTTGTAGCATTAGCCCCTTGTAAAGCTTGAAGAGCTTCTTGATTCTTGCCAGTGAGTTTTACTTGATTTCTAGCGCCTCTACCTATTGCTTCTAATTGACCACTTATCCAATCATCAAAGTCAAAGCCGCCAAGAGATTCCATTTTTTCGGGTGAAAGTCTGTCCAGCAATCTTTTTTGTAGCGTATCACCATCAATATCAAAACCTGCTTTGCTTAGCTCTTCTCCCATTCTAGCTGCTATATGCTGCGCCATATCTGTATTAGCTGCATCTAAGTCAGTATCTTCATTTGCGTCAGATCCTGTGGAGTAAACATCCGCTGCCGTAATTCCAAGCTGTTCAAGAATGGCATTATGGCTTCCGTCACGGAAGTCATCTAATACTTCGGTTCCCATACCTCCCATGACAGCTGCTGCGAGAGGGTTACCTGCCATATTTGATTGTATATTTTGAGCTTGAGTGACTTGCCCCAGAAATCCTCCTTGAATAATTCTTTCCATAGCAGCAGCTCCAGTAAGTTCTGTATCTCCATCTTTGAACTTGAGCTTGCTTATATCTTCTATTCCCAAGGCAGCAGCTGCATCTTTTCCGAAGAAGTCTAACTGCTTTTGTGTAACCTCTTGTTCTGCTTCTAAGTCGGCTTTTCTATCTTCTAACTCTCTCTTTCTTGCTTCTGCTAACATGTTAAAGAGTTCACTTAAGAACTTCTGATGAAGAGACTCAATACCAGCAGAGAAGTCAGCTAGTATCTGACCTTCTTCAGAAGCTAAACCTTCTGCGGCTGCTAGACCTTGTTCGTCAAGCTCTTTCATCCTGTCAGCAATTTCATTACGTTTATCGCTAGCGGTTGTCACCCCTTTGATACCACCAGTCTTTGGATCTAACATTACTCCAGCATTTGCTGCGGTTTGATTTATAGTTGAAGTAACTAAGTCTTCGTTACCAGTTTGTTTGAGAAGACCTACTATTTGTCTTTGATATTCAGGATCTACAGCGCCAATTCCCATAGTCTTAGCTTTAGCAAGCTCATTCATCACCTTGGCGGCTTCACCTTTTTGCTCAGCAGTACCAAAAGCCATATCTTCAGCTAATTGCTCTAATGTCTTTTGTTTCTTTTGCTGCTGCTCTAACTCTTTGTTAAGAGCGATCATCTCTTGTTGAGAAGAAGCATATTGCTGCATAACCCCTTGCAGTTTTTCATAATCAGATTTTAAGTCTGCGTTCGCTTTTATTAGATCTTTTTGTGAATCAGCCAACCCCTGCGAAGAGTCCATACCAACGCCCGTCACTCCTTGGGTTGCTAATTGTTCATCGCTCTGTTTTATGTCTTCACGAACTTTAGCCATAGCTTTAGCAATTTCTTTTGGTCCAGAACCAGCTGTTAAACCAGTTGAAGCCATAGTACCGGCAGAAACTGCATTCATGGCTACGCCTCTGTTTTTAGCGTCTAAAGCCCTAGCTTCTGCGGTACTCATTCCTTTACCGCCTCTTCTCACCCTGTCATCGGCAACTAATGATGCTCTACGAGTATTTAAATCTTGTAGAGTTTTTATAAAGCTCATCTCCATTGAGTTGCGTTTAGCATACGCTTCTTGGAGCTTAGCATTATGAGAATCAAGCATTTTACCAGCTTGTTCAAACGCTTTATTAGATTCAGTCAATCCGCCTGTAAGCTCTTTCACTAGAGCATCTGGATCTTCTTGTATCTTCTTCTGTAGGTTTTCTAAACCACCTTCAGCGACAACCATGTCAGCTATGTTGTCTTTAACCTGATCGTACATATCCGGTGGAATTTTATCGGCAAGCTCTTTAGGTATGGTGTCCATTACATTCTGAGCGAAGCTACCTTCGACGATAGACATATTGCCTTCGTCGTCTAACTTTCTTGTAACACCAATGCCTTTTCGATTCATAGTCAAGGCTCTTCCAAGTTCTTGAGATAGTATTGCGCCACCCTTTGCACTATCTGCAAAATTCTTTAAGCCCATGTCGCCCTCACCAGCCATATTAGTGAGTGCATCAACGTTGCCTGTATATCTATCTCTTGAAGCTTGATCTCTAGAAGCCATTCTTTCGTCAGAAAGAGCTGAACCTATAGATCCTATTTTGACACTTCCGGTGATGTTAGATAATCCATCTAGTACATTACCAAAACCTTCCATTCTAAAAGACAGCTCATCAAAGACTTGACCCAATTGCTGCATCCTAATCATTTGTTTAGTTGCTTCATTTTGAGCTTCAACTAGTCTTTCAGCTGCTTCTCTTTGTTTGTTCCTTTCGTTTATTTCTTTCGTTATTTCTTTTACTACTTGTTGTCTAGTCTTGCCCTCCATCTTGGCAATTCTATCTATATTTTCACTTCCAAAATTAGATTCAAATTGTGAAAAAGACTTAGAGGTATTAATAACGCCAGTTCGGAATTCTTTTATATTTTTCTGCATTTCTAGCGTTGATTTAGCCCATTCAGCAGTGACAGCTTCTGTGTCTGGTCCTGCCCAATCCGCGAAGAAACCAGTAACTGCACCAGTGATACCACCGACAATTGCACCAGCAGCAGTTCCAAAGATAGGAACGATACTTCCAATAGCCGCACCAATAGCTGCACCAGAAGTCGCTCCGGCAACAATATTCGTTGCATTATTTCCAGCAGTGCTTCCAGCATATCCCCCCATTCCTTCAGCCTTAAAATCATCAATAGCAGTAGATTGCGTATTTAATTTTGCCTGCACTTCAGCTGCTGTTGCTGTTCCATCACGGAACTTTTGCATCGTTTCAGCAGTGTCTTCCATAACTTCGCCAAGTCTTGCTTTTGCGAGAGCTAACTTAGCATCTCTAAGACCTGTGACAAAACCAATAAGCGCACCGGTAACAGCACCAGCAGCAGCACCCATAGGACCAAACATAGCACCCATTTGCGCACCCTGTCCAGCCATTCCTAAAGATCTACCAGCAGCAGCTTGCATACCAGTTCCTTCACCCGCCTCTGCTGCGGCCATTCCTGTAGCTTCAAGTTTTTTACCAACACTAGTAGCTAAAGCAGCAGCAGCTTGAATGGCCATGCCCTTCATCTGCGCTTTTCTAACTGATTTTTCTCCCCCAGCTACACGACCTTTCGCTTTACCTAAGCTTTCTTGAGCTTGTTGTTGTTCGTATCTCGCTCTGTCTAGCTTTCCAGTGTCACCGGGAGCTTTATATGCTTGAGCGCGCTTAGCTTTTTCTAACGCTTTATTTGATGCGTCTAATTCTTTTTGTTTTGATTCCACCTGTTTTCGCATCTGTGGAAGTTTTTCTTGCTCCATTTTTAGAGCATCTCTAGATCCTTTGCCACCCACACCAAACCTACCGGCAGCTTCTGCATCTTGTGTAAGCCTATCTCGAATCTTTCCAATGCCTCCACCCTCTGCAAACCCTTTAGCTTTTTTGCCTAGCTTTCCACTACCAGCTAAAGTTTCAAAAAATCCTTGAGCAGCATCTCCGAAGTCACCTTTTAGTTGATTGGCTGCTTCACCCATAGCGGCTAAATTAGCTTTTACTTGAAACGTAGTATCTACGAGAGATTCAAAAGCAGTATTCTGCAAACCTATAGAATCTAGACCTGCATTAACAGCACCGCCAAAAGCCTTAAACTTAGCGTACTGTAGACCAACTTCAGCTCCAGCTTCAGCTGTAGAAGCGGCAAATTTAGTTAATTCTTTTCCTGCATTTTTTGTGGCCTCAAAAACATCACCAACTTTTCCAGTAGCTAGTTGTAGTCTCTCAAAAGAAGGAACTAGTTTTGTTATTGCGTCAATTAACGCTTGAGCCTGTTCTGCGTTAAGTCCACCACCTGCGAATCCTAAGCCACCGCCTGCCACACCACCAACAGCATATCTATTCAGAGAGCCAAGCGTGCCATAACCAATTCTTTTAGCAGACTTTTTGTTAACAACAAACTCACCGGGAGTTAACAAAGAGTTAGGAGCGCGTACTTTACCGCCTCTGTTGTACTTATCTCCTCTTGAACGAACACTTTTATCCTTAGTTGCTTTACCCGCCTTCACTATAGCGTCTGCTTTCTTCTGCCCTTTATTTTTTACAAGCCAGTCATAAATACTAAACTTACCTTTTGCACCAACTCCCGCACCTACTAGCTGTTCACCAAGATCGTCAGCTTTATAATGAGGTCTATCAAAAGCACCCATCCCATGCCCTGATCCATCTTTACCTGTAAACATCGCTGTGAATTTTTTAGGAGTTAATTTGCTAGCATAACTCTCTGCTATGCCTTTAGCTACGATACCCGGATGATCAGTATCAGGATTTATTCCATGCGCTTTCCATATTTCTTTCTCACGCTCAATTGGCATTTCAGCAGCGTCATAACCTTTGAGTCTAGTACGACTACTATACGGTTTTCCACTATTTCTCAAAGTTGCTCTATAAGTATCGCCATCTACCGTCCCGGTGTGTTTTGCAGAAACAACACCGCCACCAGCATACTTGTTAAGAGAGTTTAATCTAGGACCAAGTTTTTGAGCAGAACGTTTACGAATAACAAATTCACCCGGTTCTAAGTATGCTGGTACAGTATCACCACTACCAGTTCCGGGAACCCAACCACCCTGACTAAATCCTTGAGGTGCAGGTCCATAGGGTCTAGGTCTTCCACCACCAGAACCCAGTATCGTTGACATACCTCCTCCCATTAACCACTTCATACCTTTAACAGCAAACAAGGCTCCAAGAATAGGTATCAATCCAGAGATAGCATCAGCGGCTTTTACAATAGCATTAGAAAATGCAACAGCGCCTTTAGCAAGGACTTGAAAAGTGGCAGAGGAAGTTATATTTCTAAATAGCTCTTTAACATTTTCAGTTAACTGGGCGATCTGAACAGCAAGAGTTTTTTGAGCTTTGGCAGCATCTGCGGACAAACTTCCTTGGGAAGACATTTGTTTATTCAAAGCATCTTGGGCAGTACCAAATTGTTGAATAAGTGGAATAACTTTAGAAACTTGTCTAAAACCACCAAGCTGTTCAATAATCATTGAATAACGAACATCTTTAGGGTCTAGACCAGCTAGAGCTTTGTTTAATTGTTCTACAGCTTGGTAAGGCCCAATAAACTGACCTTCTAAGTTTTGCAGCTCTACACCAAACTGTTTTAGAAATTGTATTGTTTTAGGTCTTTGTATTCTGGTAAAGATAGTTCTCATACCAGTAGCAATCGTTTCAGCAGTTTCTCGCGTTGTAGCACGGACAGAAGTGAAGAGTGCTATGAACTCTTCTACTTGTCCACCAGCAGAAGCAAACGCACCACCGGCACGCTTAATAGCAGCACCAATATCAGAAGCTTCAACAGCAAAGTTACCGGCGACAACATTGATCTTATTTAAGAGACCCTCTAACTGATTGGCTTCCAATCTAAACTGCCTCATAGCTGCAATAGCAGTTTCAGCAGTATCTGTAATATTGTCAAAGGTTGGAGCTAATGTACTTTTGGCTAAAGACTTCATAGCCATTTCTACATCTCTAGCAGCCATACCTGTTTGAGACAAAACACGAGCAGTCTTTACTAATTGAGCAGATGAAGTACCATATGCTTTAGCAAGGTTTCCAATTTCTTTGGTAAGGCCAGAAAGTTGCCTCATTGACTTGCCAGTAACCTGAGAAACTTTTACCATTTCTCTTTCAAAGGCTATAGCATCTCTAGTACCTTGTTCAATAGCATTTGTAAATAGACTAAAAACTCTACGAGCAAGGTCGTATCGAACAATATACTTTAAAGTTTGACCGAAAGCTTTTCCAAGCCGGTCCATTTGAGTTTCAGCACCTTTAGCTTGTTTTTGTACAGTTTGCAGTTGTTTAGCTGTCTGCTTTAACTGAGTAACAGTCTGCTTAGCATTTTTGAGTTGAACATTTACATTAGCACCTTTCAACTGGTTTTGAATCTGTTTCAATACCTGTTTTGTATTAGTAGGGGCTTGTAAGTGTAATTGTGCTGTTAAAAGAAACTTGTCGGACATCTTCTACCTCAAAAAAAATGGGCATATCGTTAGACAGTTCTACGATATACCCACTTTCCAGTTAACTATTCGGTATCTGCTTTTTGCTTAGTTGTCCTGCGTCGTCTTGTAGTTTTAGGTTTAGGCTTTTCTTCTACTACAGCGACTTCTTCCTCTTCTTCTTTCTTTTCTTCTTCTTGGCCGGGTACAGGAACTGCATCTCCTGAGTCGTCCAAGAATGGTGAAAATTCAATATCGTATTCGCCATCTTCAGTAACTAGTTTACCGTCTTTGTCTATAAAATATGGTTCACCGTCATCATTATAGGCAATGAATCTACCGTCTTCGTTGATGAGTCTACCCTCTCTGTCAACTAGATGGCCTTCTTCATTAACAAGTCTTAGTTCTTCATCAGCAAAACTATAATCAACTAAAAACTTATTTTCTGGTAAATTTTTATCGTAGTCTGGATCTAATCCATACAACTTTTCTGCCAAAGCTCCAGCTGCTTCCACCACAAATGGTTCTGCTTCGTTTGTTTGATACGAATCATAATCATCAAAAAGTCTATGACCTTTTTCGTTTACCAAACAAGCATAGACTAGATAACCAAATCTTTCATTATCTGCTAAGCCTTCTGCGGTGTTACTATCCATCGAAGATCGTTCTGCAATAAGCACTCTGAAGCGGTCTCTAAGATCTCTAAGGGACATTGCCACTTTTTTAGCTTCCGCAAGTGAAATACCACCCTTTTTAATTCTTAGTTCGCTATCATTAATCTCTTTGAGTACTTTATCGTATTCGTCTTGTTTTTTGTCACTCCAAACTCCTTGCTCTCTCATGACGCTGTTCAGTTTTTGTCTGAGTATTGCGCCGTCTTGAAGTGCATTTCGGAAAGCCTTGTTGTATGCTAACTGAGCTTCCTTATTTACTTTCGAGTCAGGTAGTTTAAGATAAACAGTTCTGTCTTTACCTCTTGAGTCAACACTTTTTACTTCGATCTTATCCAGCTGTTTCTGCTTGGCCATCTTTATCTCCTTCTAATGTATTTAGTGGTTTAACGGGTAACGTCATTTGATACCTCAACCAATTAATTTCATAATTAGCAAATTCAGCTTCGAGATTTCTAGACTGATTGTTGCCCCTGTCCAATATTTCCGATCTAACTTCTTCAAAAAGCTCTTTCATGTGTTCTTGTTCTGGAGTAAGTTCTTCTTGAGAACCATGACCCCATAAAAAACCAAAAACTCGCTCGATTGTGCTTAAAGCGCCAATCATAGTTGTTTGAACTTTTTTCTTGGATATTTTTAAAAGACGATCTTTTGAAACGTCTTTGTACTTTTTATCTTTGTCTGTTTTAAACTTATCAGATTTTCTGACAAGTTCTGCGTATGATTCTTCCATCAACCTCTCCTTGATTTCATCATGTCATTCATTTGCTCATTTAGTCTTCTTTTAACATCCCCAAAAGCCGTGTAGTCAATTTCGCCATCTCTTTCCAAAGTGGCAAATCGCTCAGAAACATTGTACATTGCTTCGCCATCATTCATATCGTATACAGCTTCGGCCTCTTCTTTTCCTTCTGTAATAACGTAGACTTCGTCAGCTCCACTATGTGCGCCAAGTCTGTCTTCGTTTCCTTTTTGATTCTTTCTTTTTTCTGATTCTCTTCTTTGTTTTATTAACCAGCCATCTAAAGCATCATCATCTTGTATAATGTCATCAACTGGTGATTCATGAGATTCAGATATATTATCGTACATCTGAGAATATGCTAAAACCGACTTTTGTTCTTGGTTTAACTGTATTGGAGAACTCACATTAAATAACCCGTTGGTATATTTGGAGCTATTCCAATTGTTCCTCCAAGGTTCAGTCCTAGCTATCTCCCTTGCTTCTAAATCATCTAACAGTTCTGCTTGATATCTTTTTAATACACTTGATACATCAATTTCATTAAAACTATACAAAGAACCATCTAGATTTTTTGTTGTATTCTGCGTTAACCAATTCAATCTTGCATAGGTCGCTAAACCTTCACAGTCAGTATGATTATACGTTGACTCCTTTATTGCTAGATTCAATAATTTTTGTTCAGCTTCCCTAATCAAGCTTCTTATTGCTTTTTTCTTTACTGGGTTTACAAAGTTTTTATAAAGCTGTATTTTTAAATCTTCTGCTTCTTTTTTTACTTTTTCTTTTTCTTTTTCTTCCGCTTTTGACCACAAGCCGTTTTGAAGCATGTAGTTGCGCATTTCTTGTCTTGTGAAAACACCCGACATAAAAGCTTCTTCGTAAGCTTCCATAAAAATCTCCTGAGATTCATAATTAACTTCAGGAGTAGGTGGATGAACATAGAGCTTCAGCTTTTTGAAGTCTAGTTTTACATATCCGGCTAGTAGCCTTGATACAAAAAAATCCCGTTCATAAAATTCCATAGAATTCTACTATCGGGTTTTTTGCTTCCCGATCCTTATAATCCCATACGTATAAAAAGTCAGCTCATTCACTCGCCTATCCTAATTTTGTGGCTATCGCTATGTGAACTGACAAAAGGGGCTGGAAAACCAACCCCTTATCAAGTCAGATTTCAGACTACTAACAACTAATAGAACTTGTGTAGTCAGTAACATTCTTATTGGCGTCATCGCCACATTCAACAATACTATATGTTGTTTTATGACTGTGAACATCCATCTTGTTAAAGTTACGGTATGAGTAACTAAAGGTAGCATTACCACCACCAGTATCTCCACCGCCCCAAGTAACAGATGTAAGTTTGTTTTTAGTGCCAAGGTCAATAGTAGCAATTGCAACTCCTGCGTCGTCTTTAATTTCAAACTTAAGAGTTTCTTCGCTAAGATTGTCAGACTCTGGCAAAGCTGTAATACCTTGATCATTAATATCAGTAATTACAACTTCCAAATCACAAGTAACTTCAACAGGATAACTAACATATCTATGATATGGCAGTCTAGCGCCAAGAACATTAATTTGTTCACGACCAAAGTCACAACTTACACTAGCACTTGTAACTTTTGCATCTGAACCACCAGCACTAGCAGGAGGTGTGATGTGAACGTTTTGACGACGTTTTACAACAGCACCAGTTGCTTTAGCATCAATGTTCGTAGCTGTAGGCATACCACGAGGAACATCAGTTACTACGAATGGAGTTTTGCTACTCCAGTGAGTATTTGTACCAGTCTCGTGCGCCTTACCCTGTCTCCATCTCTTGTGGTTTCCAACAAGAGTAATAGATTCAGTTAAGTTACCATCAGTTGCCATGTTAAATGAAACACTTGATAAATACATACCAGAACAATGAACGATAGCATCTGGTACACTATCACCAGCATTATCGGCTGAGTCTGGATGTACATTCATAAATACATCCACCTTATTGTTTTGGATTGCTGAAATAGTCTTATTGCCACTTGGTGTTGCAGGATCTACACACCTAGTATATAAAAGTATATGTTCATCTATTACGCGCTCTACAGAAACTTCGATATCAGGTACTTCTTCAACGTCTTGGTACAATTCTAATTGACCAAGTTCAAAAACCTGTTCTAGATTAAATGTAGTAGTAATACCGACACTCTGAACGCCCGGCACAAAGTTGGCTGCGGTAATGGCTTTTTCGCCACCCGGACCAGCTGCACCAGTAGATTCAGGAGCAGTACTAAGCGCAGTAATAGCCCAGTAAATTCTATTTGCTGCCATTATAATCTCTCCCAAAAGTGAGTTTTGTTTTCTAAGTTATTATACACCAATTAAGGTAAAAACTAAGTAATTACCTCTGTGTTCATCCTTACAACGCCATGATACAGATTTTCGTTAAATGCATCAGAAACTTGTACTGTAGCCTCCTTAAAAGTCATAACGCTGCCAGAAACACCGCCATATCTATATCCTGATTCTCCACTAGGTTTTACCAATTCTGGATACCTAAGAGCATCATTCTTGACCATACCTCTATAATCCAGCGGAAATGCATCATTTCTACCGATTCTATCACTATCAAACATAAGGATAGTTTTTTCCTCTTGTAAAGAGACAATGTCAAGAAGTTTGTCTCTTGTATAATCCTCTTCGGCCATTACATGAAACAATACATCTGTATTAACATAATGAGTCATTGTACCTAGCGCGTAAGGTTCTAAATTCCTCCCTTGGACCATTTCTACAGCAATAACGGGCAGTTGTAGTCTATTTTCCGCTAATTGTGAATAATCTCCAGATCCAGTCAATGTAAAGTCTCCGTCCGCTCGGAAAGATCTATATTGAACTTCTCTAAAAAAATCACTATTAGCTCTAATAACATCAACCCACTTATGACTAAACTCAGCAGTAACAGTACTAGTAGTGCTAATAGCTGTATCAAATACTACTCTCCCATTGGGATAGTCTATGTGATATGCATAAGTGCCTGCACCAGAAGCTGGTTGAAAATTACCATCTACAAATATCCCAGATACTCCGGGATAGTTTTTTGCATTAGGATAAGTTCCAGCATCTGGCTTTACTTTTGTTATTGTGTTTGGTTGCGTAGCTGAAGCCAGCCCACTTTGCCAAACCCAATTAGATCTAAAGCCTTCCCAGACTTGCCCAGAATTATATCTAGGATCGTCTACCAATCTTAATTTGTGTTTGTCGCCTCCGTAGTGGCCGGAGGTTGGTATTTCTACGTTGTAAAAACCACCAGCGTTTATAATAGCCCAATCAAAAAACTCTATTACATTGTCTTGCATTAGAGGTGATAGGGTACTATCGCCAACATTTTCTATTTTGTTTAATCTTGTGTGGTCTTGCATATTACAGATGCTTTGTTAATTCTTTTGATATTAAATCTGATATATCTTTTTTGAAGGTATCGTTATCTAAGGCTCTTGTAATAAAATTGTTTTCTACTGTACCTGAAAAGTTTGGATCTACTCTCCAAGCACCTTTTTTCTTCATTCTTCCAAGTCCCGATCTACCTTTTCCTTTGTTGGGAGCGTAGTGATATTTTGCAACTATAATCTTATCACCCTGAGTCAACAACCAATTAAGCCAATCAAGTTTGACAGTTGTTTTATACTTTTTAGAGTAATAAGAAATACTTGACTGAGCTAAACTAAGTATATTAGTAAAGTCAGACTTTTGAATATATATAGTCAAGCCTCCACGGTTAATCGCTCCGCCGCCCAGACTACTTCCACGAGTAAGATCAAATCCTGTAAACTCAGCTTCAACGCTATTGCCTATTTCTTGAGCTATAGCTTTAGCAGCAGAGCTAGCAGAACCTGATGATAAACCAAGTTCTCCTCTTAGCATTCCACCAGACATCAAATCTTTTATGACATCTGCATTTGAAACATGATGATGTACTAATGTTTTTAATTCTTTTACTATCGCTGGATAAGCAGCGCTAAAAGCCTTTGACAAAACCCTTCCTATACTTGCTCTTATAATTTTGTCAAAATCGCTTGAACTCTCTTTTATTTCAACCCATAAACCTTTAGACATTAAACTCTTTCCCAAAACAAAACAATGTATTGTGTAGGGTTTTGTTTGAAGCCTTGGTTATATGGCTCAGAAATCCTTTTATACCTTCCTTGATTATGCTTACCTACATCAACAAGTAATTCCTTGCACTTTGTAAGTTTTTGATAATCATCAGCATATCCAACCGTTTGAACTACATTGTTAGGAATATCCGCGTTAAACCCAACATCTATAAAATCTCTTCGGTTGTAATAAATCCTAAGCTCAACTGAATCGGTACTTTCAATTGACTTAAACCCTGACCCACCACAAAGTGGACAGTTATTTCCTCTTTCAAAAGGCACAGGACCACCACTTCTATAAAAGTTGGTAGATCTTCCACCTATTGTATTTGCAACACAATTTCCGCATTTTTCCTTTTTTTCTGGATAAACTATAGTACAAGTACGGTTGAACAAAAGTATAGCTTCGTTCAATTTCGTAAATGCACTTGCGGGTAATTTCAAAGCCATTTTTTACACCTTAACCAATTGCATCACCGGAATAGTATCTAGGATCGTCAAATCTGTTTGTATATTTACTGTCTAAACCAGCTACGTCAGCAGCGTCATTTTGAACAGCATCTATAGTTTTGTAATTGCCACATCTATCGACTCCGGTTACAACTGTTCCATTCTTTTCAGTTGAACCACTTATATTTGTTGCTACGTCAGCCATTTTTATCTCCCTTTTAGGATTCTAATTCAGTTATTCTCGCTTTAGCCGCATCAAGTTCTGCCTTAAGCTCTTTGATTGCGGAAACTAAGTAAACGTTAATAATATGTGCATCTAGAGTTTTTATGTTTTCAACCAACACTTCGTCAGTATCATGATTGTGTACGTCAATGTTAGTTGTCGTAACAGCTTCAGGAAGATGCGTCTCAACTTCTTGCGCTATAAAGTTGTAGTAATAAGTGTCGTCATCTATATTTCCAGAATGATCACAATTGCAATAGTCATGTGTATACTTGAACTTAACTGGTCTTAGCGCATCAATCTTGTCTAAAGCTCCAGTGATATCACTTATGTCTTCCTTAACACGAGAGTCAGAAACAACAGTCCAAACAGAACTAATTGGTTTTCCAGCTGAGTTAGTACTCAACTGAAGTTCGTGTGTTGGAGACCCAATATTGATACCAACTTTACCATCGTTAGTAACCTTAATTCCTTCATCACCACCATCATTACTCAGCCACTTATCATTTAAAGCAATGTTTCCATAAACAGTAGTTTTGTCAGATCTTAAATGAAGTTCAGAAATATTACTGGTATCACTATCCATTCTGCTAATTGCAAGTTTAGCATCAGCATCAGCTGCACTTGTACCAGCTTGAATGTACGCAGTGTTTGTAGTACTTCTTGAGCCAAAGATTCTAATTGCAGAATCAGTTACCATTTCTCCAACCAGCAAAGAAGAATTGCTTCCAAAAACATGAAGCCTATTATTGCCAGCGGCAAAATTGTCGTAGGGAGAGTCTGTACCAATACCTACGTTTCCAATTCTATCAATCGTTAAATTGTTTGGAGACAATGAGCCAGAGTTGTTAATTTTTAGTACTTCGCTAGCACTTTTGTAACCAATGGAAGACCAATGTCCAATAGTTGGATCGCCACTACCAGAAGTATTCTTGCCAATATAAATAGCAGACTCATTACCCATCGGGGTTTCTACACCAGCAGTAGAAGTGCCACTCGCATAAACATGTGTATTAAAGAGTGGTCTCCATGTATCGTAAGCTGTGCCAGAACTAGCAAACCCTACGTTTCCATTTGTAGAGTCCAGAACAAGCTGATTACTTCTTGTTATGCCATTTGATTTTGATTGGATAATAAACTGTTTTGTGGAGCTATCCCACTTAGATTGAGCAAAGTTGGACAAGTTTGTATTTGCATTGCCCGACCCAACAAGTATAGAGGCATCACCGTAATTAGCACCTACTACAGCTGCTATGTCACCACTGGCGACTGTATGCTTACCAAGATCATCACCTACGACTAATCGTTCTTGTGGATAGAGAGATCCTAATGAAGCATTACCGCCACTAGCTATGACAAATAATGAATCTCCAAAGTCAACTTGGTTCTTTCTGTCGTCATCATAACCAACAAAGAACCTACCAACTCCACTAGCATTAGTATCGACACCGAGACCAAAGCTAGAAAATAAATTGTTCTGTGAATAAGCTTCGCCACCACTGTATTTAGAAATTAAAATATCAGCTGTATTTTTAACCGAGTTCGGACGAGACTTAACATCAAACCTTATAGCATTTCCAGAACTTCTAATATGCATTGGTTCAGCTGGATTTCTTACACCTAAACCAAGATATCCTCTATCGTCTAAAGTCAGTCTTTCATGGAAAAATTCTGTTCTAGTATCCAAGTGACCAATTTCTATGTTTTGACCACTAGGAACTGCCAAAGTTTTGTGCGTCTGCTCTATGAGCATTCCAACACCAGAAGGACTGTAGTTGTTTATCAAACGAAACGCAGGTTTGGTTCCACTACCATATACAATAAATTGTCCATCTGGTTCTATAGAGACTCTTCTTTTTAAGCCATCTCCGCCAACATCTATTCCAGAAGCAGATGTGTGAAAAGTAATATGACCATTTTTCTTATGTGTAGCATCATCGCCAGTATGAAACTTTACAGAAGAAACAGTATTGTCATTCCACTTAGCGTTTATAACACCAAGCTGCGCATTTCCAGCGCCTACACCGCTATCTTTAATATTGATAGGGTTGACAAAATACATGTCAGTTCCACTAGCAACGATAGGTACTACAGAGTCAACAATATGCAACATACTGTCTCGTAGCACCTTAGCTGTTATTTGACCTTTACTATTGTCGGCTAAATCCGCTTCTATCTTTGCTTTTAAATCTTGTTCTTTATATTCTGCCATTATTCAAACCACCCTGACCTTTGATTCATATGTGTTCTTGCTATGGCGTCACTACCGGGAGAGTATGGACCAAGTATAGCTTGACCAACAACCCCATCTAGTTTGTATTGAGTCTTAGCTTCTTCAAATCTTCTGTTTATATCGTCAAACAAAATTTTAAGACCAGAAACTATTCCTCTAAGATCTAACGCAGAAGGGCCATCTCTCAAAGAAATAGCATTTAATGAATGTGTCTTTAATTCACTACCTATTAGCATTTGAGCCGTTTTTAAACAAACAAGGTTGATAAAAGAATCATCTTTGTTTGTTGAATCAGTAGGATCAGGGGACAAACTAAGCGAATCTACATCTACTGTATAGACACTTTCAAAGTCTATTTCTAAAGAAGATAGCTGTGCCGCTACTAAAATAGATTCTTCTACTCTGTCGTCATTGTATTCATAGCTCGATGAGTCTAAATCATTAACTAGGTGACGAACAATAACTGTCATTTCATTTTGCCAAGCCATTTATCATCTCCTATAGATTTCTGTGGACTTTGAAGCTGGTTATGTCTGTATAAAAAGTACCATCAGATACGATGACTTTTCCTTGAATCTTGTAAGACCCAGCTTCGTCTAAGTCTCCAGATACAGTGTTGTAATACATCTTTCCATCTGTTCCGTCGCTGCTAAACACCGCTGATCCGGTGATCTTTGCTCCAGATGGTTTCTTGATTATTATTTGCTTGGTTGAAGAACTTGAAATATCAACAGCACTAGACCCATCTTGTACGGTTACTAAGAACTGTGTTCCAATGTCATTTACGTGAATTTCGTTAGCGGCCATGTTTATCTTTCTCTGACAAGTGTTTTTTCTACTATTTTATCTATATAGCCTGTCATTCCGCTGCTTTTATCTATCGTCGCAGTTATTGATCTTTGTTTATCTATATAGCCAGCAATATCTTTTACCTTGTTTATATTGCCAGTTATGAGTAATCCTTTATCAATATACAACGTAACTGATACTATGTCAGGATTATCATAATCCGTAGAAAGTATAGGCTGTATACTGCTAATAGCCTGCAAATGAGCAATTGCTCTATTAGATAATACACTGTTTCCAGTTAAAAATGCCGTACTTTTGAGAGTAGCAACTAAAGCATGACTAAAATCTACAGACACAGAAGTTGATAGTGATGATTTGTTAGACTGTTCAAGCATACCACTAGAAGAAAGCGTTGCAAAGCAATCTAAATGATTCTGCCTAACAGTAGCGTGGGCTATAACAGAAGTACCTCCATTAAACCCAAAATCAAACCCTGTCGTATATGGATTTCCGCTGGATATATGCGACTGTCCAAGTTTATTTACAACACCATCACTGGACAAAGACCCAGAAGATGATAGTGAAGAAACAGATTTAATTGTAAGTTCTGGGGCATTGCTAGTAGAAACACTAGAGCTAAGGGAACTTTTTATAAGTGCAGTTCCTACTAATTTTCCACTTACAGAAACCGAAGAAGATAAACTAGCAGATCCTGATGTTTCATTTACACCTACGCTTAGAGTAGTTCCAGCACATGCAATAGAAGATGTAGATCCTATTTCAACAAATCCATCTGAACTAAAACTTGCAGATCCTATTGTAAGAGAAGCGGCAACAAGGTCAGATACAGATGTAGAAGTCATCGACGCTGAACAACTGAGCGAAGACAAGGAAGCTATATTAACTATTCCAGATACAGAAGTAGAAATGCTTGATGACAAAGAGGATTGACCAAGCTTGTCTACAATTCCATTTGAAGAAACAGAACAAGTTCCAGATAAAGCATCTACTGCGCCAATATGTAAAGAAGGCGATGCTGTTACAGATGATGGCCCGCTGATTATAGAGGCAAGTAATTGATCACCCACCAATGCTGAAACTATAGCTCCATCAGTTTCTATGCTGGCAGCACCAGTGTTCACCATAACGGAAGAACCAGAAACTGAAGAAGAAGTTGACAAAGAAGAAAGCCCCGGATGTACCAAAGCTCCTGATCCACTCGTAGTGGAACCATTTGTCATTCTTGATTCTAGTATGCAAGTTCCAACTAACTTAGAAGAAACAGAGGCAGAACAACTCATTGACGTAGAGCCAAATATATCTTTGACGCCAACAGAAAGAGTTGCTCCAGAACAAGACAAAGACGCAGATGCTGTGCTAGTCTTTATTCCCGATGCAGATAAAGAAACCGAACTGCTTAAAGAAGATTTGGCAGCTATCTGCAATTCTTGAGAGATAGAAGTAGAAGCAGAAGAAGATGCAGAAGATACAGCAGCAATTTGCACTATGCCACTAGAAGAAACACTTCCAGCTGCACTTAGAGAACTAGCACCTGTGCGTTCTACACCAACAGCGGGGATGCTGGATATAGGATGCTCACTTACAGCATGAAAACTAAGCATATTACAACTCTTCTAAGGATTTTATTGAACCGATTTCATATCCTAAAAAGTCGTCTTCGTTAGTAAAAGCTGTAGGCCCATATGGGTTCGGGTTGCTCTTAAACCTCATCAAAAAATGGCCTAAGTCTGAAGCTCTTACAAGTGAGTAGTTTTCCTTGACAATCTCTCTATGATATATATACACTTCTTCTGGCTTCATTCCCTTAACATCAGATATTACATCAACTCCCTTACTTTTTAAGTAAGACAAACAAAATACTATCTCGGCAGTTAAAACAGAAAAAGTGTAGGCTCTATCTAATCCAATTTCTTCTATAGTGACTATTTGGTTTGCTTCAAAGTCTTTTATGAACTCAAGAGCATTTTCAAACATATGCCTTATGTTTTCAGCCTTTCCCCCAATAATATGATCTGACGGATGGAAAAGAACATCTTTTCTAAAAAAGAAGTTTGAGACAGTAAGCTTGTCTGGGTTTTCTTTTATAGACTCAACAATTTTAAATATGTCTGTAAAATACTCATCTGATCTTACTTTGATTGCATATCCTGTTTTGCAAAGGTCTAAGCCCGCAAGTGTTGTTTGTATTTGATATTTTATGTTTTGAAAATTATAGCCAATATTTTGCTTGTATTTGTTTATAGCAAGTCTAGCTTCTTTAGGTATTTTAGTGGTTAGGTGAGGTTGATCTGTATTCCAGCAAGAAACGACCACATTACCAAAGCTTTGATAATGCTTTATTGGTCTTAATCCATCTTCGCAAAGAGGCCCTTGTATTATTATGGTTATATTTTTTTCCATTTAGTCCACAAACATAATGAATGCAGCGCCAGTAGTGTCAGCATCTGCTACAAACTCATGTGCGCCAATATCCCAAGTGTCTCCATTGGAGTCTCTGTTTCTCCCATTAATATCTATCTCTACGCCGTTAGTAGTTCCTAAGTCTACTCCAGCGTCCACGCAATCCGAATCTGCATCTATATGAAGATCTTCTGAGCCGCCAGTAGTTGAAACAAAACTTATTTCAGCTAGTGTTTTATTTGCGAGAGACCCTGTTCCACGGGCATCGTATGCGGTTGCCGACGTGTCATCTGACAGGTTATAAGCTTCATTGAAAGTTCCAGCACTCCCATTGGCTATTCCATCCTCAAAAGCTCTTTCTCCATTTGATGCTGCGGAAACTAGTTTTGCGACTATATTGTTTTTAACATTTGATGTAGAACCGCTAGTGTGGGCGCTTCTAATTCCAATAGCTACTTTAGAACCACCCTGAGATTCTATATTATATATGGTATTGTTATATACATTCACAGTACCAGCCCATAGATTTAAAAGCATGGCGGCGGCATTATCGCCGCTACCTTCAACTATGTTATAGATAATATTATTCTGAATAGTCAGCGTATCACTAGAAGCACCTGCTCCGAGTAGATGGATCATGAATGGGCCAGTACCTCCGGGGTTTCCTCCTTTGTCATGAATCAGTATATTCCTAAGAATGCAATCATCGTTAGTCCCCGTAAGGACTATTGCCTTATTAGTATTCTTAGAGTCTAAACTGTCTAAGCTTATATCTAACCATTCAACTATTACATTATCTACATTTATTCTAATAATGCCTTGGTTATGACCAGAATCAGCTGTCGGTTTTAATAACGCTCCACTCTCCGCTGTTCCATCATGCCTACTGTCTGCATGGACGGTGAGCTTAATTAATGCAAGATCATGTCCAGAGCTACCACCTATCGCACTTCCGTTTTCTATAGTGCTAGTAGCACCTGTAAAAGTAGAGTCTGCATACATTTCACCAACAGCAGTATCTCCGTTTGAATATATAGTACCGCTATTTAAATCTGCTTCCCATGCATTAATAGTAGAGTAATCTCTGGAGCTTGTTCCTATACTTTTTGTTACGGTAGCCATTACAATACTCCTTCTGAGACTTTGTCATAAGTCAAAATATCAATATGCTCTCTTTCGTCCATTGCTTTTCTACAATCACACATATGATCTGGATTTCTTAAATCATCTACAGAACTTCCAAGCTCTGTGCTTAAGTCCCAATATGGAACAAACCACTTTCTTTTAGCTAGAATAACAGGGCTATAATCTTCTGAGGGATCTTCTGGAGGATCTTCTACAGCAGGTAAAGCCCTAGTGGTGACTGTATCTCCAGAAAGTTCAACTCTAGTAAAGGAATCGCCATCATAGTTTCTTCCCGAAGTGTTAATGCAGATAAAATGTCTTTTTTCTAGGTCTGTAAAAGGCCAGCTATTATGACCACTTTGCAAATTATCGCTTTCGGTCTCTATATGATTCCAAACTACTGGAATAAAAACCTCAGCGTCACTTCTCATTTTGCCATACCATATTTCACTACCACTAGGCCCAAATATTTTGTGTCTAGGGCTTTTAAGTCTCCTAGATATATATTTGTATGCATTGATAGCCTCGCCGTCTGCATTTGGGATAGTGTTAAGAATATCTTCTTCACTAGTTAATAGATTAGTTCTTTTAACATCATTGCTATTAACTCTCTCAAACTTATAAATATGAGTAGCCTCTTGAAACTTCTGAAATAAAGTATTTAAGTCTCTAGTCCCATTAGTATTAAAACCAAAGTTATTAGGATGGCATATCATCTCTGCATGAGCTAAATAAATACGATCAAGAGACATGGCATCAACTACGTCGCCGTCTTGATATCGCGGGTTAGACCCATCGGATTTAATTTTTACTATTAGTTCCATTTTACTTTCTCTGAATATTTTTCCATGAGTTCTTTTCTTTGAGGGATGCAATGCGCTCCTGCAAAATGAACTATGAAATCACCTTTAACATAGGAAGACCCCAAGCCATCATCCAAAGCTTTTTGTGATTTTTCTGTTCTGAACCATCCCTCACCCCATTGACAAAACTCCATTGGATCTCCATCTTTTGTCTGGTAATAAAATGAGTTAAATGCTCTGTTTCTTGACTCTATATAAACATGTTTATCAAAATCCATCTCATTTTTATTATAGAGATAGTTCATGCCACATTGCTCCCAATAGTTCTCTTCTTTATATTTTTCAAATTCTCCCTGTGGCCATCGCCAAAGAGTTTTTAAAAATTGTTTTGACCACTCTGTGTTTTTTACAAAGTAGTGACCGCAACAAAGACAACTGTTAGTTTTTATTCCGCAGTATTCCCCCTGTCCTTGATCTGGTATTACCATATCATATTTAGGTTTAATAAAGCTTTCTAGCTTTACCGTGTAATCCATTACTAACGCATCCACATCAGACCAAAAAACCCAATCCACATTTGAAGTTTCTAAAATTTCTAATATTAATTTGACGCTATGCCAACTAGGATGTCTTACATCAAGCTTAGTATTATAAAGTCCTCTTCTATTGACTAAGTCATATCCATGCAGTCTACAGTATTTTTGTTTATTATCTACGGCTATATAAGCCCAATCGTCAAGACTTTCTGTATATAGTTGTGCTATTGCTATCTTCATTTCTTTCTGATCCACACCTGATAATCTTTGTGTATAATTTCAAGTTCATCTTGAAATACATCAAGAAAATAATCAATTGCTTTTTTTGTTGACCCATTCATAGCCTTTGATCCGGGACTATTTGGATACCTTATTCCTAATAAATAATCGTCAAAAGCTATTATTCCTCCCTTTTTCAAAACTCTAAAAGATCCTATCACATCTTTGATAACAGCCTTTTCGTCATGATCTCCATCTACATAGATGAAATCAAAGTATTCTTTTGGAAATATTCTTAACTCCTCTGAAGAATCTCCTTTGACAATACGGACTTTGTCTTTAAGTCCTGTTTTATTTATATTTTCTACAAATCTTACAAAGGCATCTTCAGTCCATTCAGCCCAAGCATCAATACAAAAAAGTCTTGACTCTTTGTTTGTTAGTATATTTTCTAACATCCATATAGTTGACATCCCCTCGAAAGATCCAATCTCAAGAAATGTCGAAGGTTTATCCTTGAACTCAGATAAAAACTCGTCAAATTGACGAACTACTTTTTCTGGGTTGTTTTCAGAAAACCAATCTTCCGTAAATTTATAATCCATTATAATTTTTTAAGTTCTACAGAGTTTCTAACATGCCACTTATCTGTATTAGGTAAGAACCAATATACGCTAGCGACATTGCCAAGCTCATAAAAACTACCTGTACTACTAGCATTATGCTCAATGCCAAACCTGTTTTCCTCATCGTGCTTTAAGAACTCCTTACCGTAAAAGTAGTAATTTGAAATGTACTCCAAATCACTCTCTACTCTTTCGTTTAACTTAAAACCGAACCTTATGCCCTTTCCGCTAGTTGTCACATAACAAAAAAGTATTCTTTCGTCTTTACTTAATTTGTTAAATAGTTTATTTGTATATGCATCATCGCAATAATCTTTATGCTTCTGTTGCATTATTGGAAATTTTACTTTCATTATAGAGACATTATTTTCTCTATCTAGTTCCCTTACTACTCTTGAATTATCTGGTCTAAATTTATCTAAGTGTTCTATTGAGTCAAACTCTCCTATCACTGTCCTAACATTATGAGAAACGTAATCTATCGGATGATAAATGTTATGTCTTACATCTCGCTTTTCATCTTTATGAAGACCAAAAAGTTTTAAGTGTTGTATATCTTTATGTCCTTGTTTAGAGCCGTAGTCAAAAATCTCCTCTAAAGTTCCGTGTATTTTAGTCCACTTAGGCATCTGTTTAATATCAGTCAAATATATTAACATAGCTTTTCAAATATCTTTGTTGTTTTGTTGTATTTCTCTTTTTCTCTAGTTGCAAACAAAAATCCTCTATCTGTTCTTTCGTTGGGTCTTTCTTTTTTATCTTCTATCCAGTAGTAATCTTTATGTGACTTAAATACTCTAGATAGTAGCTCAGTACCTCTTCCACAATAGTCGCTTTTTATTTCAGAAAGGTTTGTATCGTGAGCCATAACGTTTGGAATACTATGTCTGAGAATCATTAACAGTTCTGCACCAGCGCCTTCTAAATCATGACTACCGTCTACAAAAACAAAGTTAAAGTCTCTCCAGTAGCTCAAAACATCTTCACCTGACTGTGTGTGCAGAATAATATTATCGGGCTTTTTGCACATCGAAATCAAAGCTTGTAATTGTCTTGTCGGGTTAGGCTCAGAGATATGAAACTTGAAATCTTTACCTTGATTCATAGCTTCAATAAAAGCAGCAGTCGAAACCCCAGAATACGAACCTATTTCAAGGACTCTTTGGAAATCATTTGCCATCAAAAATTCATATATAATATTTATATGTCTTATATCTGTTAACCACTCAGGATGATCGCAATTCAAAGTAAATTCATATCTTGCAAAATCCATTTGACTTCCTCGTAGTTGGATATAATTTTTTGTAGCGGTCTTGTTTCCTGTTTTATTAGTTTAGCAGGTTCTAACCTACAGTAGTCCAATTCCAAGTATTCTTGTATTGATCTTATTGTTTCTTCAAACGAATTACAAAGATCTTCATAAAAAACTACTTTGTGTTCTACTTGCCAACTTTCAAAGTTTTTGTAATAGTTTTCTTGACGTTCTATAAACCATTCCAGTTGTGCTATATTTAGCTTTATTTTTTCGGTCGCTTTAGTGTCTCTCCAATTACCAGTTTCACTTGCTATAAGAAGTGATGCCATTTGAAGTAAACTGTTTCTCCTTTTTAATAAAATGAACTTGTCTACATTAGATGGCGATAAATCGCTCTCAAGACACAAATGCCAAACAAAACCAATATAATTAAAGCTATTTATATTTTCAAAAGATACATCGTCATAGATATAACTTCTTATTTCCTCTTCTTCTTTTGACCACTTTACTTCTGGTCTAAAAAGTTCTCCTCCCCATCTAACTTTTGGATGGTTGTCCAAACTCATTCTTAAATAATGTGTACCCGCTCTAGGCGTGCTTACTAAAGCACACTTTTTAGGTTTCATCTTATATGTTTTGACCTATAACAAAGCCATAATAAGCATCTGATCCTGTACATAAAAATCCAAAACTATCTGCTTTGTCAGCAGTTGTAGTTAAGGTTGGAGCAGATCCACCAGCCCATTTGATTGTGCCAAACCAAGTTACTGTTCGGCTACCAGTTCCGTCTTGGACCAGATTAATAATAAACTTTTGTCCAGCAGTTTCATTTGATATAGCTAAGGTTCTATTGTCGCCTAGAGTAACTGTGTGTGTGTTAGCTACATTTAGATCAAATGTCACAGTAGACGCATCAGTATTTGACTTAAGAGTAGTCTTAAGAGCTGTAGCTAAAGTAACAACTCCACCAGCAGATATAGCCACTGCGTCTGTATCACTAGCAGATCCAATGTTTCCACCATCTCCAATTATGAGATTAGCCATAGTAACAGTGCCGCTAGTAGTGTCGTCAGCATTGTTTTTTAGGAAAGCATCATCTACATTAACTGTAAGAGTATCTCCACTCATTGCGGTGGTTGCATTTGTGCCTCCAGCGATGGTAAGCGTGTCACCGGGTGTTATACCTGTAGAACCACTGTCTCCAGCAACTGTTGTGTCAGAAACAACAAAGTCTAGTGTTCCATCACCGTCTTCATAAGTTACAGCAATACCAGTTTCAGTATTTCCTGTAACCATACCTCCAACAAAGTCTTCGACCTGTTCTTCTGACAGCTGAGTGTTGTCATTATCAGCAGCAATAGTAATGCTGCCAGTTCCGTTAGTAATAGTGACATTAGAACCAGCGGTTAGTGTAGACTTGGCCAAAGTATTACCAGTCGTATTACCAATTAGCAATTGACCGTTTGTGTAGCTTGTCTGTCCAGTGCCACCTTTTGCAACAGTAACTGTGTCAGACAACGTTGAGCCAGCGGCGGTTACAGTTATATTAGCAGTACCATCAAAAGACGTACCATTAATAGTTCTCGCCGTTTCTAATGCTGTAGCCGTAGCTGCATTTCCAGTCGTGTCTTGGTTAAGAGTCCCGACGACAAAATCTAAGGTTCCATCTCCATCTTCATAGGTAACGGCAATCCCGGTTTCTGTATTGCCAGTGACCATTCCGCCAACTATGTCTTGAACCTGTTCGGTAGTCAAAGTTGCAGTTATAAAACCAGAGGATGAGTTATCATAATTTGACAAATCGTTGTCTACTACTAAGTCAACAGTGCCATCAGCATCTTGATATGTAGCAGTTATAAGAGTCTCAGTATTACTACTGAACATGCCTCCAGCTATATCTTGAACTTGCTCTGTAGTAAGCTGTGTATTGGTATCAGTAGAAGCAATTGTGATAGAGCCTGCACCATTTGTAATGGTAACATTAGAACCCGCCGTCAGCGTGGCAACTGTAGGATCTGTAGAGTTATCACCAATCAGCAACTCTCCATTTGCCAAAACTGCTGTTGCAGTAATAGCATCCGTGCCACTACCCAAGAGGATACCGCCATCGGTAAGAGAGGTTGCTCCAGTACCACCTTTAGCAACCGTAACAGTATCAGACAAAGTGCTACCTGCCGCAGTTATGGTTATGTTTGCAGTGCCATCAAAGGAAGTTCCATTAATCGTTCTGGCAGTTTCCAAAGCTGTAGCCGTAGCTGCATTTCCGGTAGTATCTTGATTAAGCGTACCAACAACAAAGTCCAAAGTACCATCACCATCTTCATAGGTGACTGTAATTCCGGTCTCTGTGTTTCCAGCTACCATGCCACCTACAATGTCTTCGACTTGTTCTGTGGTGAGTTGGGTATTGGTATCAGTAGCCGCAATAGTAATAGAACCATCACCGTTTGTTATACTGATATTACTGCCAGCAGTTAAGGCGGCATTATCCCACACAGACGCGGTGTTGTCATAAATAATCAAATGACCAGCAGCAGCAGATGATATATTCGTATCGTTAAGTTCAGCTAAAGTGTCTTCATTGGCTACAGCAGAATTGATTCTGTCATCAATGGCCGCAGAAGTCATTAAACTTGTGTCGTTATCAGCAAACGATTCACCAGAACTTTGAATGGTAGAAATACCAACACTATCTACAGTAAGAGTGCCAGCAGTAGTAAAGCCACCGGCGGTAATTGTACCCGTGGTACTGTCACTAGCATCATTTTTGAGAAAAGCATCATCTACATTAAAGGTGGTTCCATCTAGCGTTAGATTTGTTCCGCCGGTATAAGTTGTGTTGTTGTCAGTAGCTGTGATTGTTAAAGTGTCACCAGACATAGCTGTAGTAACGTTAGTCCCACCAGCAATTGTTAAAGTGTCGCCGGGAGTTATGCCAGTAGAACCACTATCGCCCGCTACCGTTGTATCTGAGACAACAAAGTCTATATCGCCAGTGCCATCTTGATAGGTGACGGTAATACCAGTCTCTGTTCCCCCTAACATACCGCCAACAAAATCTTCTACTTGCTCCTCTGTAAGAGTAGCTGTAATGAAACCAGAAGAAGAGTTATCATAGTTAGAAAGATCATTATCAACTACGAAGTCGATATCTCCAGTACCATCTTGATAGGTAACGGTGATAAGAGTTTCCGTTCCTCCAAGCATTCCACCTACAAAGTCTTCTACTTGTTCCTGAGATAACTGTGTATTAGTGTCGGTAGCCGCTATCGTTACGGTGTCACTAGCAGCGGTTGTGGTAATGGTAACATTAGAACCAGCAGTCAGTGTTAAAGTGTCGGTTGTAGTGTCCGCTACAACATCGTCTTGCCCTGATACTGATATAGTTTTGAAAGAATATTCGTTAGCTTCACCAGCTCCAGCAGCGACCCAAGTGAATCCACCACTAGCATCATCGTATGATAAAACGTAATTGTCAGTAGGAGTATTGGTAGCATTTAAATGCTCTTCGTCAATAGAACCTGCGGCATAATGTTCACTATTAACAGCGTCATCAGCAATCTTATCGCCATTGATAGCATCGTTTGCTATATAAGCCTGAGCTATAGCGGTTCCTTGCCAAGTACCAGTAGCAATAGTTCCAACCGCAGTAATTTGTGTCTGAGAAGCGTCTACACTTAAGCTGTGCGCAATTCCTTCTCCACTAGTAGCTCCTGTTGACGTTATGCCAGTTCCACCAGTGATAGTAGCAACATAATTTCCGCTAGTGTCTGTTGTTAAAGCTACGGTATGAGATAAATTACCACTAGCATCTAGATATACAGCTTTGCCAGCAGGATAAGTACCAAAAACAGTGTGTGTACCAGAAGATAGGTTTATTTGGCTATTACTATTTGTACTAGCAAGCACAGTGGTTCGAGCAAGTGTGTCTGGAGAAGCATCTGTAATCGTTCCGATGCCAACTTCCCATGCAGTACCATTAGCGTCTTCGATAACATAGTATGTAGTATTACCATCTCCAACTCCACTAACAAACGATTGAAAACCACTAGCAGCACCAGCAAGATTAATTGTGCCAGTACCAGTAGTGGTAGTCGTTTCTTTTACTCTATCTTTTATTACTAGAGCCATAATAACCTCCTTTAGTTAAAAGGTCATTATGCAAATGTGATATCTAAATCACCAGCGTTAAACTTGAATACGTCGCCGCTCTTTACATCTCTAGCAGTAGTCAGAGAGCCATGAAGTAAAACATTACCATCGGTAGAAGCGTCTGAAACGATTACTCCAGAGATCATTCCCCAATCACCAGTTGCAGTTGGAAAAGTAATAGCGTTGCTATTCTGAGTTGCTCCACCGCCACTTGGATCATCCCAGTTACTAGTTCCATTAACTTGAACTCTAGCATATGATCCACCACTAGCTTCTTGACCATCGTCTCCAGTTTCTAATTTACTAGATTCGTAAAATTTTATTAAGCCAACATAAATGCTGTCTCCGGGAGTGGTAAATGCCGTGTTTCTTAAAACATGGTTTACCAACTTTGCTTCTAAGTAATTAGACATAGCTGACATATCTTTATGTCTCCTCTTTCTAGAAAGTTGCTAATTCTGCTCTTTTCCAAGTATCAGTATCTACACAAATATAAAGGTGATGTATTATAGTTCCTCCACCGTAATCAGTAGAGCCAAACTTTATTTCCCCCTTGGTACAAGTATCACTAGCACTAGAAGGTACGCTATTATCCCAAAAAGTAACTGAATCACCTACATCAGTAAATATACTTCTGATATCATCTGGACTTATCAAAGCAGATGTATTATCGGGTAATAGAGAGCTTACTTCAGAAGCTAATTGAGTCTTAGTTCTTTTAGTCATAAGTTCTCCATTTAGTAGAATATTCTATTGTATTATACACCATATAAAAAAAACCGCCCCTAAAATCATAGAGGCGGTTTCTATAGCTAAGTTGCTTAAAATTCTTAGAAAGAACCGAGCAGGATGCGTCTGTTGTCCAGAACAGCAAAACCTACTTCAGCCCAACCGTAGAATCCAGCGCGCTGTTGGCGATGAAGAGTATCGTCTTCAAAGATCTGAACATCTTGCTTGACAGGCATGATAAAGCTGTCATTAGCAGTTCTGTCGATACCTACAACCAATTCAGGATCGGAACCATTAAGGCTACCGGAAAGTTGGTTGCTGAAGAACAACTGATACTCTTGACCTTCTCCAAGCTCATCCATATCGTGAAGGTTTACACCAAAGATACGGGTGATGGCTGCGCCATCGTCACCAGCTTGATAGATTTCACGACGAGTAACTTCGTCAACTTGATCAATACCCCAGTTGCGGATATCTTCAAGAGCTTCTGGTGACAGGTAAAGGTCAGTAAGCTTGCCACGATTCAAAGAACCAGTGTTACCACCAGCATTACGTCGCATAACAGTTTTCATCAAAGAGATGAGTCTCTTGGTGAACTGACCATTAGAAGCATCGGCGTCGTAAACCAAAACGTTTCGGTCAACACCAGCAGCTAGTAATGTATGCCAGCCATCATCGTTCATCTTCTTAACAAAGCCAGCTTCAAGAACTTGCATTGCACGACCGACAACATCCCAACGGGCTTCACGGGCGTAGCGAAGAAGGTAATCAATCGAGGAAGCAACCGTATAGGTTGGAACCATGACGTAATCGCCTTCAACTGCGCGTTCTGGAATACGACCATGACCGGGATTGGTATAAGCAACATGCTCATTTTCAGTTCCCGGAGCAAGAAGGTCTAGTGGAAATTCAGCTGCTGAACCGGGAGCCATCTGGATCTTTTCAAAGATTCCATCAAGAACGTCGCCAACTAAAACACCCTTGCGCAAGGGAGTCTCTAAAGCAACAGCTAATTCTCGCTGTGCAGCGAGTGCAACCTCTTTTTCAGAGCTACCAGAGCGCTGAATGAGGTCGATAAAATGATCATCAGGTTTGGTCATTCTACTCATTATTTATATCTCCTATTAAGGATTGTTAGTTAATTAACCTTGGGTTCCGGGAAGATTGACTTCTACTTTATAGTATCCGTCTTCATCTGCCGTGGAAAGGAACCTACCAATTGCGAGATTTGCTTTGTTGTCGTTAGAAGCGACTGAACTAATGTATCCAGCATCTCCAGAAGCAACGTAAGCAATAGAACCAGCTGCTGGCGTGCCGTAGCCCGCACCAGTGGTCTTAATCATATTGGTAACGATTGTACCTTTTTTAAGTACAGAAACCTTACCACCTTTTTGAACCTCATCCTTGTGCCAATTAATATGTTGACGAGTAAGGTCAAGGTTAACAACATCATTGAGCAAAATACCAACTGGAATAGTCGAATCAGTACCTGCCGAATAAGCTACCTTTGCGCCAGCTTGGTCCATTGCTGCACCAGAACCAACGGTCGATAAACATACAACACCACCGCGAGTAGCAGTACCAGCATTGTAGAAAAAGGAAATATCGACATCGAGTTCATTTCTATCAGCTTTTAAAGCCATTTGAATGTCTCCTTAAAAATAAAATTACTTATTGATACTTGCAGTGGAACGAAGAACGTTGTTTTCAAGCCAATCACTAGCACTAGTTCGTAATTCTTCAATAGAATCGTCACCAGCATCAGCTAAGGCTGCTTCTGCTTCTTCTTCAACTTCCTCAAGAATTTCAGCTTCAGCTTCTTCTTCAGCTTCATCTGTTTCTTCAGCTTCAGCTTCTTCGGCTTCTTCTGCTTCAACTTCTTCGGCTTTAGGTTTTTTCAAAGCTTCTTCTTCATCTTCTTCTTTATCTTCTTTCTTCTTAAAGGGAAAATTGCCCTTTTTCTTCATGAGAGCAACAACTTGCTCAAACATTTCATCTGTAGCATCAGAGAAAGCAGCCAAAGTTTCTTCAACTTCTTCTTCTGTAGCGCCAGCTTCAACGAGAGCAGCCTTTCTTGCCAAAGTCTTGACTTCTGCTTCATGAGCTTCAATCTTGGCTTTAGCTTCAGACAATTCTTCGTCCTTTTTCGCAATAGTTTCTTCAAGTTCAGCAACTTTAGCTTCAGCAACTTCAACAGCAGCTTGAGCTTCAGCAATAGCTGAATCTTTTTCGGAAACAACAGCTTCAAAGGCTTCAATCTTGGATTGAATTTCTTCTTCTTTCTGTTTAGTCATTTCGGTCTCTAGAGCTTTGGCTTCTTCTTTAGCAGTCGCTAATTCAGCCTTTAACTCTTCAACCTGTTCTTTAAGAACATCAGACATATGATTAGTCTCCATATATATATTAGAGTTAGTTATTTCTTCTGCTTGCGTCCCAGCAAAAGATTCGACATCATTAAGAATCACACTTCGCGGATTAGCGGGATTGCTGACTAAGCCCTTCCCAGAGAACGCAATATTCCTCAAAAGTCTTCCTACCGTGTATCCTTCGTACTTTCCATTTCCTCCATACGCCCTTAAATGTTTTGTTAAAAATGCAGATGCATCATCTCTAGCGATGACCTTATGTTCATCATCAGGTGTGATAACTGCATAATCAAAATCATTAAACAGGCATTCCATAGACACAAACCATTTTCCTTCTTCTATTTCGGAAATGATTTTTGTCATTCTTTCTTTTAATTCTGGATTAGTCCAGCTGTTGTAGATAACAGCGCTAGTAATGATATCAAATTTTTCTGCGTTAGAAGTATCTGATATTTCAGTGCCATCTTGATCAACAACTAAGCTTCCAGTAATATGCCCAATGATATCTGACTCATCATGCATAAAGTTAAATTGTTTGTCTACTGGAGTGTCTTTTGCCGCCCAAGTTTCTTGAGGGTGAAAAACATCATCGTTTTTATTCCATCCAGTAGAAACAAGAACAGAATTCAAATAGTACAAATCAAATTGATCTTTGTTTTCGGCAACTGCTTCATTAGCAACAACCAAATTTTGAATAACGTTCTTTTGTTTTTTACTAGGTATATAAATACTAACGGGAGTAGAATAAGCCACACTTGCATTAGTAGAAATAACTTCTTCTAAACCGTCAGTAATCTCTGATTCATATATTTTCATAGATCACCTCTAAAAAAATATACACCATATACAAATAAAAATCACTAATATCTCTATGATGTTTTACTTAAAGCATAAGCAGAAACATTGATTTGACGAAGCTCATCTATGTTTGGTTGTCTATCGTTTCTTACGGAAAAATCATCTTTCAGATTTTTTATGATAGAAGCCACCTCTTTTGAGACCGAAACTGGTGAGTTAAGTAAAGCCGCAACCATTGAAGGATCTATATCAATAAAAGGTTGTATACCGCATAGTATGCATAGTTTTAGATGTTCTAATTGGTCAATTTGGCTTTTTGTTAGAGACCTTATACTCTTCTTTTGAAAGTGAGCCAGTATAGCGGGATTAACCACTTCGGTAATTTCTTCTTGTGCCTTAGTAGCCCACAAAGATATACCAACAAACTCACTATTAACAGTTTGACGAGGTTTAACTTCTTTTTCTTTTCTCTTCATCTTGTCCTTTGAATTTTTAGGTCTTCCATCTTCAGGTCTTCCGGTAGGATTAAACTTATCCTCTTTTGGAGCTGGTTCATCTTGCTTCTTCAACTCCATTCTTTTTTGTTCTTTCTCAAACTTCTTTTCGTCTTTTTCTTCTTTTTCGTTGTCAATACTGATTTTATCCCTTCTATCTTTGGGGTCTGTGAAAGGATGATCACCAGTATCTGGAGAAGGAACTAAACCAAAATCCTCTGGATTCATAGAATCTTTGGTCAAAGCAATCTTTTCAAGATCATTACGATGTTGAGGATTGTGGTATGGGCCAGCCTTTTGAGGCATAGCTTCTCCCTTTCTATCTTTTTCTTCTCTTCTAATTCTAATTTTTTCTATCTCAGGAATTTCTCCAAATCTTTCGATGACAGTTTCAGCACTAATAATGTTCCTGTCAGCCAATTGTATTAGTAGATTCTTCTCAGAGGCTTCATCGGATAGTACCATCTGGTCGAAGTGGATTTTTGCAGGTAGTCTAAAACCCATAGCCTTTTGTACGACTTCAAGCTCTTGGTTCCACCAATTAACTAAAACCTGACGACCATACTCTAGTCTTTCAACAAGAGTCTTTAAACTTATAAAGTTATTAGTAAACCCACCACTTGAGCCAGCAGCGCCAGTAAGAGTAGGAGGAACACCAAGACCCGCATATATATTGGTAAGTACAGGTTCGTATTTTTCTTTTCCTAAGAATTTAAATACTTGAGTGCTAGATTCTGTAAAGTTAAGTTCAGGACCCCATACTAAATCCATAGTTCCGCCACCAACATTGCTAGCAAGAATGTTTCTTAGCTTATTAATCGCAGATTTAGTAGGTAAGATCTTATTATCTAAATCACCAAGAGTCCAAAGTCTTATATTCGATATAGCACCATCAAGAGCTGATATATCTGCTAGCTTCATTTTTTCTAGCATAATAATATCGTCTAAGATCGCATAAATCATAGGATTAGCCCAAACAAGCCAATCGTCTTTCTTGTAAAAGTGTACAGAAACCTTTTCTGGGTCTAAAGGTATAACAGACTGACCATCTTTGACTGCTGACAAAATGTCTGGAGGAAGCATCGCAGTAAGGTTTCTATGATGCGGACTATCTCCAACAATCCCCTTATTAGCTAGGTTTCTTACAAGTTTAGAGACTCTAAGAGCGTACCGAGGTTGACCAACAAATGTAGCTAGCTCATCTCCAATAACTTCTACAGATAGTGGATTAAGAAAGTCAAATCTCCAAGGTATTTCTCTTCTGGGTACTTTTAGGTCAATTATGTCCATGTCCGTATCGCCAGAAGCCCGAAGATTCTTTTCAGCTCTTTTGTTAATTTTAGCTGTTCTTCTTTTTACAATTACATTTCCACATCTATATAGAGTGTTTAAAAAACGTTCACTTCTTTCTTTTCCATTAACTTTGTTGAACCAAGCTCTAAAAAACTTTTCTATTCTTTTATTTGGATGAACAATAGTAATTCCCTGACCAGCAAAGTCGGCCATAAGATCTATGACATTTCTAATTATCCCAACTTTGTCATAAGCCTGCATACACATTCTTATTGCGTCTTTTTGCTGCTTTGGGACAGATTCGGTAGATCTAAATCTGTTATAGTCTTCTCTGGTAAATCCAGTTCTTACCGAACGGTTAGGCTCAAGGTCTAAAAAGGATCTGCGGTTATAGGCTGCGGCCTTTTGAATTCCATCGTAAGAATCTATATTATCTGAAGTATCAGCAAGAGCTTGTCTCTTTCCAGAATCATCAGACCAAGTGACAAACGCTTGAGTCTTTTGTTGATCTTTGATTGGGTTGTCGTTAGCCATCTATATACCTATTGAATTGCAATTAGAATGATCGGGGAATTAATCTAATTGATTATACACCAAATCAATAAACATCTTTCATTCCTTCGGTAAACCAAGCTGGACCAACGTATTCAGGCCCAGACATATCACCTTTAATTCCACCAGCAAAACCACCAATAGTATCATATACAGGAGGTGGAGCTGTTCTAAGAATTCTTCTTGCAGACATGTTTGCCATTATTAAAGATGAATAACGGTCCTTTCTTAGTCTATCTTTTCTTCCGCCGGGAAGTTTTACTTCAGGAGTATCCCACTTATCTCTACCAGTAGTTGTCTGTGTAATAATAATCATAGAAAGTTCATCTTTTAATTCTTCTATTTCCATTACACAATCTTCTAGTGTGTCATATAGTCTATTTTTTATTTTGTCATCAGATATAGCTAACCCAAGAGTCGCTGTATCAAAATGGGGAAACAATACGGTTTTATCTTCAAAGTCTTTTCTAAGCCCGTGATTTGCCTCTGATACCCAATCAGCCTTAGCGAACTGTATCATTTCTACAATATGTAATCCTGCTTCGCCGTCAGTGTCTTTTTCTTTTTTATCGTCGATAGTAGGCCAAATTGGTAATTCACCTTCTCGTATCTTGTCTTTGTCGTGCAAGGCTTCAATAATTGCTATACCACCACCTTGTGCATCTAATGCTATTTCTTGACATGGAAAGACTTTCATTAGATCTCTAATTTTTCTAGCACAATAAGAATAGAAATCTGTTTCGTCTGCTACACCAGCTTTTAATTGCTCTTTATGTCTACTCCTATTGGTAGTCCAAGAATATACAACTCTACTATGGTCTTCGTGAACCTCCATGATGACGATGGAAAAGTTGTCCACTTCGGAAGCAGGGTCAATGCCATAAACGTATCTACAGTTTGGATTACCTCTTAACATAGCCCTAAAATTGACTTCTCCACTTGGAAGATTGACAGGTTTTTGAGGAGAAACAACACAAGACTCAATCAAAGAGCGTTTGAAGAAACCATTACTATCAGTAGAGAAACACGCGCCAAACTCCATTTGATAGATTCCTGAGTGAACTGTGGCTTTTGAGCGAGCAACCTGAGCAGCATCCATGAAACCTTCCGGTAAAAGCTCAAAAGGAACTCGAATGATAGAATACTGACGCCAATCAAAACCGTCAGGAACCCCATCTTCACCAAATATTTCTTCTAACTTCTTAGGATCTCCTTGGCTTGTTATAAAGCTTTTCCATTTTTTCCAGTATTCAGCAAAATGATTGAAATCATAATATGCAGTACCAGAAAGAATAATTTGGTTTGCACCTTCTTCATGCGCTTGTTGTTCATCTTTTGTAAGTTTTCCAAGTTCAATAGCTTTTTTCTCAGCAGCTATTCTTCTTACATTTTCAACAGGCGAAGCGCTAACAGCGGCAAAACCAGCAACAACATTCTCAAATATCTCTCTAGGAATAGATGCAAATTCATCAGCAATAATATCATTAGCACGTTGACCACGAATTTTACTACCGTCACCAAGAGGTAGGCATGTGACTTGGCTATCACCAATTTTTAGCCTACACATATCAACATCTCTTCTTGGTCCGCCGCTTCCGCCAACTATGTCTCTTAATAGGGGTGAATTACGCCACACACTATCCATGTATTCAAAGAGAACTTTAGATTGACGGAAAGCAGCACCAACGATAACTATTTTTCTCCCCGGCATTAATAAAGCTCTGAGGATTGCATAGACAGAAAGTATAAAAGACTTACCGAAACCACGACTAGCAATAAGCATAGGGAATTTTCTATTCCACATCTCTTTAAGCATAAGAGCCTGTGTCGGAAGTATATCAATGTTTAGAAGTTCTTTACATATAAAAGAAAAGTATTCTGGGTTAGTCATTAACCAAGTTAACTTAGTAGTAAACTCTTCTTCTGTAGGAACACTAAATGGATTTACTATTTTAGAATCATCTACATTGATATTAAGCCAAGCATCACTTATAGCTTTGATATGATCACTTTGCGTCTTCACGTAATAATATCTCCGTAACTTCATCAAATATGAACATAGCTCTTTCTTGAGCGTTTATTTTGTTGTCGCAGAAGACAATCTGAACTCCATGCTGTTCTTGGTATTCGCAAAGTTTTTTCCACATAAACTTACCATTCATGCGAACGTATTGTAGCTGTTTCTTAGGTATCCCAGAGTTTTGAGGAAAATTCATAAGATCGTCAATGGAAAACTCGCATAGTATATATTTCCATCTAAAGTTATCCATTCGTTTTATCTCAGCTTCAAAAGCAGAACGCTTTTTGCCAAGGTTCATAGCTAACTCGCCGGTACTAGCCTTTCTTTCCACGACTAGATGTTTTTCAAGACCTCTAACTGTGTAGTCTCCTGTTTTCAGACCCCAATCTACTACAGCTCTACATTTGTCGTGAGTCTTGAAATCCCAACCAGTTTTTTCTCTTGTGTCTCTAAGAACTATATATTTCATAGCATTATTGGTCTCAATGCAAATGATCTATTGTCATGCGTGCCATTTATGTCATTAAAATCAATTGTGTCAAAGTCAATTGTCATATGTTGTTCAAGATAAGCTTTTACCAATTCATCCAATGGAACATCATTAAAGCTCGCATTAGGATGAGTTGAGTTGTAATTCATAGAAACAACATGACTTTCTGTTGGGCAGCAAATAAGATCCTTTTCACACTCATCTCGTTTGTTCGACATAAAGTTTTCTATCTTTTGTGGAAGTATAGCGTATTGATTATCTGTTCCACAAAAGTCGTCGTTATTAAACATTTTTAAAACTTCGTTAGTATTATATACTACGCCATCCCAACTAAAGTAAAATCCATAGTTATCATATGCTTCATGTTCTTTGAAGTTATACTTAATAAACCCGTCTTTCTTATACACAGGCTGTAGAGGCTTCTTAGTGCTTTCTGTAGTGTTCTCTCCCAGTCTTAGGCTCAGACACCAAGTATCATCATCAAATAGGCTTAGAAGCTCTTCTGGAGTCTTTCTGAGGGGTTTATAGAATATGCAATCGTCCATGAACAATGCAAAATGCTGATCTTGAAACATTTGTAGAAACGCATAAAGATTTTCTAGCATGTATGTTTCTCTACTCCAATTTACACCAAGTTTTTCGGATTGTAGTTTGTAATATCCGTTTTGGTGTTCTTGAGTAGTAGCCTTCCATAGAACATAAGGCTCAAATATGCCAGTGGCATTAGCGTAGAGACTTTCAATCAAAAGTCTTAGTTGAGGCGCTCTGTCTTTACTAAGAATCAGAGTTGGTATCTTTCCCATTGTTTTTCCTTACGATATCCATGAATAAAGGTTCGTAACTACCCTCAGAACCAGTTACCTCTTTGTGACACTTCCAGCAAAGGGTAATTCCATTATCAATATCATATCGTAAGTAAGGAGCATCTGCCCAACGTTTTATATGATGGGCATTTAATGCTCTCTTATATCCACAGCCGGGCATTTGGCATTTATGCTTATCCCGCTTGTATACTCTTTTTCTCCAATCCTGATAGACTGGATTATTGTAATCCCGCAATCTTATCCCTCGAATCTATAGATTTTTGTCCATTTAAATCATTTCTTAAGTTCAATACTTCTCTATATATTGCAGAGTCGCGTAATTTGCACTCTTCGTATATAGCATCTATTCGTTGTTGCATTTGAACTAAGTTAGGTGCATCCAATTTTAATTCTATGGGTTTTGGTTCGTTTAATATATCAAAATAATGTTTCATTAGCAGCATATTTGCTAACATCAAACAAACCAGAAAACCGCCAATAATCTTTACAGTTCTCATAGTAAGCCTCTCAATGTTGTTGGACAAACGAATATCCTAAAACCGTTTGGCTCAAAAGTTTATTAGAAAATTGATTAGAACCCTAATGGTTTGACTATTCTAACTTTCGTCACAGATACATCGTGGCTTATGTCAGCAAGAACGTCGATCACTTCGGGTGTACTCTTTTCAGCAAGTATCCTCCTAGTCAAAGAAACGACAGCACTTCTGCACGCTTCGTCTGGATCTTCCGCCTTTATGAAAAAATATGTTTCGCTAGTCAGATTTTTTTGTATCCCGACTTCTTCAAGGTGCGGATACATCTTTTCCATATTCACATCTACTCTGAATATCATTTTCTACCATCCGACTTATTAGTTGTTCAAAAGTGATGCTTTCTTCCCACCCTAGCTCTTTCTTGGCCTTTTTAGGAGAGCCTTTAAGATATGGAACTTCAGATGGTCTTTTTAAGCTATCATCTATTTCTACATATTTTTCATACTCATTAATATTTATACACTGAAAGGCTTCTTTTACCATATCTTCTATCGAGTAGGTATTTCCGGTAGCTATTACATAATCTTTAGGATTGTCTTGTTGCAGCATCATCCACATGGCTTTTACATAGTCTTCAGCGTGACCCCAATCTCTTTGCACATGTAGATTCCCAAGTTTTAGGTTGGGAATACTACGACCCTGCTGGGTCGCCCAATAGAAATCAGCCACATAGCGACTGACCTTCCTCGTTACAAATCGCTCGCCTCTTCTTTCCGATTCATGATTGAATAGAATACCGCCACAGGCGTATAGATCATAAGAGCGGCGATAAAGGGAAACTGCACTGTGACCAGCAAGCTTAGCAATAGCGTATGGAGATTGAGGCGAGAATCTGGTTTTTTCATCTTGATACTTATATCCATTCCTGTCGAGGCTAAACTGGTCGCCAAACATTTCTGACGAACTCGCTTGATAGAACCGTGGCCGGTTCACCATCTGACGAATCACTTCGAGGATATTGAGGCATCCTTGTGCGGTTATATTCCAAGTCAATGTTGGTTGATTAAAAGAAGTCCCGACATGCGATTGAGCCGCCAAGTTATACACTTCGTCAGGTTGTATTTCGTTTAGAGTCCTAAAAATACTGGTAGGGTCTGTAACATCACCCTGAATAAGATGAAACTGCTTTTGTATTAGCAAATGTTTTATTCTGATAGTGTTGTTAGTGGAAGTTCTACGGGCTATTCCATATACTATGTATCCTTTAGAAAGTAATAATTCAGATAGGTATGATCCATCTTGTCCTGTTACACCGTATATGATTGCTTTTTTCATTTGAATATTCTATTACTTAGTCTTAGGGTTCCTTGGTATTTTTCCAATATAGTTTCGTAGTATGGATGTTTTTCCATTTCTTGGTAGCGGTTATTGACATCCATACCGGAAGCGTTCTTTAAATAGTCTAAAGCATCGAAAGAGCTTCCGCCACCGAAGATAGACAATTGCTCTTTGGCAGCATCTGTGAAAAAGTATTCTAAGTATTTACAAATCTCTTGTCTGTAGTTTTTGTCTGTAGCCCATTTGTTATAGAGAATGAAATAGTAGTCGTCATTCCAGAAGTTTTTAATATGGTTATGGTAGACCTCTATTTTTTCATAGCTTATTACTTCTTCTATGATTTTATTATCCCGTAGAGCCATTTTGATACAGCTTGCTACCCAGTTTCTAAAGTCACGGATTACAACTATGGGTTTATTAATAGAGTAGGGCGATTGTTGTAATATTGTTGTTAGTCTTTCTAGTCTCTCTTGTTCGTGAGTGATTATCAGGTTTTGTGGTTTTACATCATTTAGTATTAGGGGCAGCTTCTTCTTGTCTGGGTTTTCATTCCGGCCTTCTCTTAGAGGATTGTTAGCCATTAGTATTAAACTTTTGTCTGTCTCATTAGCCATAAGCCAGCTAGCTACAGTAGAGAAAGAAAAATTAGATATACCGGAAAACTGATGAGATAACCAAACAGCTATAGCATGATGTCCAGTTCTATGCATACCAGTAACAAGATCAGTCTTCATTAGTCATCCTTGACACTGTCAGGTGTCAGAAATGGTTGATCTATAGTTCCATCTTCATACTTGTGGTATTCAGACAGTCTTTCAGCCTCGTTTTCCATTGCTAAACGCATTTTTTCCATTTCAGTGCCTAGTTCTTGTCTTACATCTGGATTAGACATAAGGTTTCTTACCCAGCCAATGAAGGTTTGTTTAGAATCTTCGAGTCTTTTGATACGTTGTTCACGAGTAGCCTTTAAATCTTTTAGCATTGCTGCCTTTTTTGTTTGCAAGTCTTTGTAATCTCTAGTCAAAGTTTCTTGTGCGGCTCTGCAAACTGCGATTTGTCTCTCTAAGTTAAAGATATAGTCTTTGTCTTGTACCTCTAATGGTTTTCCCTTCTCGTCTGTAACGAGTTCTTCATACTTTTGTATCTGAGTCATGTTAGTTTGTTGGGAAATTAGAGCGCGGTTCATGAGAATTTCCAGTTTGATAGCATCAATTATCTGTAATTCTTCTGTAGGAAGTACGTCATCACGGAATTGGGTGATGATTCTACTCCAGTGGTAGAGAAGGGATTGTAATTCTTCTTCCGAAAACTGCTTTTGGAGGTCTTTCCAGAAGGGACGACCTTGTAAATCGTGCAAAGCTTCAATTTCACGGTCGTCTAACGTGGTGTTCCCGATTTTTTCCTTCACGTAAGACTGTATGGAAATAGGGTCACGGTCTAGATGAGTAGCCATTTCGAGATTTGACATCTCTCGGTGGTTATTTTTGATAAATTCTTGCTCTGTCTTTGTGAATCTACCCTTCTTCATAGGGTTCTTCTCCTATTATTTTCTTGATTTCAAGCATGATTTGCTCTCTTCTGGGTTTTGGAACGTAAGCTCCGTCCCGTATCCGCAAATAGTCGGCTCGAAATTCAACAGAAAGGTTTTGATCAATGAGATCGAACAGTTCGTTGTTTAAGACATCTTCGATAAACTCGTCAGAGCAGCGCATGTTCCTCTCGTGTTCGTCCCTGATATTGCTTATATCGAGAGGTTCCATTAGATATTTTTTACTATTGTTAATATGCTTCTGCTTGTCGTTATCCTTCTTTGTCTGACGATAAAATTTATCTCTCTTGAAGTTGTTTAGCCTGTTTTTCACATGGACCGCTAGAAAATTTTCTAGTGGACGACCTTCTTCGTAGCGATCTAAAGCATCTATAGCAATAATAAAGGCTTCTTGGCGTATGTCATCAGGTGTATAGTAACCAAATTGAAATTTGTAGGCGTATCTATCGCATATTTTATTTATTACGCTTAGAACTTCGCTTTCCGTCATTCCCTTTGGTACTTTCATCAGTTTTTTCTGCTAAGATTGCCTTTGCTTCTTCTACAGGCGGATCATCTACCTTAAGATCCTCCTCTACAGACTCTTGAACTTCCCCTGTTGCCTTTGTGTGTACTTTGCTTAGTACATCGTAAATATTCATGTATTACCTCTTTGTCTGTGCTGAAATTTTTTTTCAGAGTTATAGTTTTATTATACAAATAAGAAACATCATATACACATTCTACGATATGAAGCTAGACGAAACAGAAGTAAAGTTTATTAGTGAGTTGGCTAATATAGTTACAGACAGCGAATTAGCGTCTGAGCTTAGTAGGATAAGATATGAGAGGGGAATAAATCAAAGGGTTACCATAGACCAAGTAAGAAAGGCTCGCTACAAACTGGGTATTTCTAAACGGCAAGGTCGTGGTAAGTGTCAAATCAATGAAAGAAGAAGAGAAAATGAATGAGCAACAAACTGAAAACGGTTTCCGACTTTATCTAGGTGGTGTGCTGGGAGCTGGTAAACATGCATTAGTAAGTCCAGAGGATTATCCCTTGCTGAGTCAGTATAGTTGGCATCTAAATCAAGCAGGGTATGCCATAACTAAGATTAAAGGGCGGCATAAGGCCATGCACAGGATGGTATTGGGTACTATAAATCCATACGTGTTTGTTGACCATGTAGATAATGACCGGCTTAATAACACCCGTGATAACCTACGGGAGCTTACTCCTAAAGAGAATGCTAACAACATGAAGTCGAATGTTAAGATTGAGGCATTTGGAGAAGAGAAAAATATTGGGCAATGGGTAGAAGATCCTCGATGTGAAGTTTCATATGCTGCTTTCTATAACAGGTTGAAGAAGGGTATTGACGCAGAAGTTGCAATGAAGAAGAACGGCAATCGACGGTCATTAGATGCATAACCCATATGAGCCGCCAAAAGAAGATTCAGAGCGGCGTCTAACATCCTCAGACAGGTGGGGAGAGAGGCATAGACCTCCAACGACTGATTGGGCGGATGTTTTCTTCGTGTTCGCTATCATCTGCATCATGTGGTTCAGTCCGTATCTGATAAAATTAGTCTCTGAAGTTATTACAAGGCTGATTTAGCTAAGACAAAGGGCGCAGGGTTCGCTAGTTTCGTCTGCACCACCCCCTTTTTTTTAATGATAATAAGTATCAACAAGAATGAACAAATAACTACACCCCCATAGTAACAATAATCGAATATGGGATTAGTTCAAAATACAATAGAATATTATTGAATAATCAGATAATATAATGATAATATACTTGACATATGACGATTAGTAGTATATACTTATAGTATAACAATTAATCAATTAATTAACTATATGAGGTTATTAAATATGTTTACTGAATTACTACTTTGTTCAATCGTAACACTACCCTTAGTGTTTACACTATGGGAAAACAATCTTAATAATAAATAAGATTATTCCTATATTCATTTAAGAATACTATTGACAAACGACGATATATATAATATACTTAATACATAACAATTAATCAATCAGAGGTAATCATGAATAAGATACAAGCACAATCGACATTAGATAAACTTAACGTGACAATCGAAAATAAGATTGTTGAACATAGAGATGAGTTAGGTAACTACAACAAGAGTATTGTTGAGGGTGAGCTTGAACAGTTATGGAAAGTAAAGAAGGCTTTACTTATCATCATCAATAAATAGTCTATTCACTAAGGATATAGTAATATGAAAAGTTTCTTTTATACATACAATCGTCAAACAGATGAACTACTTGCATGTGAGAAGTATGAGATGCAAGAGGATTACATCAAAGAACAATCAAAGGATATACCTATCCATGAACAATTTGGTTGTACTATTGAAGAATGGAACAATAGTTGTAGTGCATGGGATGCACGACACGATGCAGTAGGACTACACAATATGTAGTATACTGCATTGTATCAGCCTAACAAACACGCTAACAGACAGCATACATACAACGAGAGCAAACCCACCATGAACATCAAAGTCGTAAAGATTATGAACAACTGGGTAGTAGTAATAAATAATAGACAAGTATCTTTGTATTCAGATAGGGCTACAGCATACAAATTGGCTAATGCACTACGCACATCATGGCACACGGCTAGCTAGCTACGTCATACATAGAAGGCTATAGGCTAGGGTAGGGTAATACCAGCTGACTAGTACGCCTTCATAGTCTCAGGCGTACTAATCAGCTTCAACGGGAGCAGCGCCTGCATTTTTCAACTTGGAGAAAAAAATGACAAAATTTAACGAAAATATTAACGTAGAAGAAACAGACGCCTTTAAGATGGGCGAGCTGATGGAAGCATCACGCGAATTGCAAGAGGCAGAAGCCTCGCGTCCTATACATGAGATATTCGGCTGTACAGTCGAGGAATGGAACAGGTCGCAAGAGGCTCGGGATGTGCAGCGAGACATGCGGGCGTTTAGATAGGTGGCCAGTAGGCCATTCTTGAGTGAAGCCTAACACTATAACAATGGCGCCCTATTCACATAGGTCAGGTAGGACTAGGCGCCTGCTTCGCCTTCACTGTATCAGGTGAAGCAAGCGGCTTGAGGGGCTTAATGAGACTGGTCTCAATAAGAAAAAAAACGACATTATTTCGGGAAAAATAAAATGAAAAAAAATATCAAAAAAATCAAGTCAGAATTGTGGGAAGCATACTATAGCGCTGAGGCTGCTGGACTATCTAAGGCTGTCAAATATGCCATTATTGACGTTATGGTATTGATGGATAAAGAAGCAGAAAAAAAGCTAGAAAAAAAAGAATTAAGTGCGACCGAGTGACCTAACGTGTCACACCCCTAGTCGATAATATATATAGTTCAAAAGGAGAAAATTATGACTAAGAAGTATTTAGGAATTGCAAACGGCTGGAAGGAAACACCAGCAGAATACACCAAGCATCTTGCTGAGTGTGGTACTGAAGAAGAAATTGTTTGGTGCAATGGTAACTATAACGCTACTGACCCACGGTCAAAAGAGATTCGTACCGTTAAGCGTTACGACCTTACGGTCAAGAAGTCAGGAACCTACAGCGTTAAGACTGAGGAAACCTGTAACGAGTGCGGTTGTAGTTGGGAAAGTTGGACATAGGGAGAAAATTATGCCTAATGATTATTTTATGGAATGGATTGAGTGGCTTGAGATAGTTGAC